TTCGGCCAAGACAACATCGCCTCCAAGATACCCAGAACCGCCACCACCGCCTGCACTCATGTCAGTTCCTGATGATGCTTTATTGCCGCCGGCTCCGCCATAATAGCCGCCACCGCCGCCACCACCACCGGCTGACACACCACTTGCTTTGCCACCATCACCACCACCATTAAATCCACCTGAACTTGCTACTCCCGTGCCGGCTCCTTGCCCTCCTTGAAGAGAAGAACCAGAAGTTCCCACGTCCCCAGATGTACTGTCTGTCAATCCACCTGCTATTTGAGTTCCAGGAGAACCGCCTGAAGCGTGAGGTCTGGCATGTTCGCCGCCATTTCCCGAAAGAATTCCACCGCCACCGCCACAGCCACCGCCGTGGAATAGGCCGGTCGTGGATACGAAGGTGCCAGATTGGGCGCCACCGCCACCGCCTCCAGTCATAGCCAATAGAACAGAGCTACGATAGATAGCAGTATATCCGCCACCTCCACCGCCACCGGTCGTTACATGACCACCTCCACCAACTTTCATGGTAAGAGTTTCACCTGGTGTAACTGAAATCATAGTATGAAGGAATGCTCCGCCTCCGCCCAATCCTCCGAATGATCCGTTTGTGATAGTATCACTGACTGTGCCATCTACTCCGCCATGATTGCCGCCGCCGCCGCCAGCTCCCCAAAGTTTTGCTGATATATATCTACAATTATTTGGAACAACCCAAGATTGTGAAGTTGTTGGTGCGAATTCATAACTCGCATTAAAATCTGGGACACTGACTCGTTGATCATAAATGACAACTACATATCCTTGCGACCCCATATTTCCTGGAATAGCTGAAGCCACTATATTTTGTCTTGCACCATAACCATAATCACCACTGTCTATAAAATCTTCATCTGTGTTGTTAGCAGGAGTACTGCCTGAACCTTGTGTGCTTATGGTACTTGTTAGAGAAGCATGAAGGAAGTTAGATCCTCCGCCGCCTCCACCGCCACCAGATGGTGAAGCACTTTCGCCGCCGCCGCCGCCATAATAACCGGCTCCGCCGCCTCCGCCGCCGCCGGCGGAGCCGGCCCCCCCGACGTTGCCATAACTGTCATTAAAATTTCCTGCTGCAGCAGTAGTCAGAGTGCCATTACCATCGCCACCATGCTGTGCGGTTCCTGCTACCCCATCACCACCTGCGCCGCCGGTGCCGCCGGTGCCGCCTGCTACTTGAGTTCCACCCCCGCCGCCGAAGGCCGAATTACCATTTGAATTTCCACCTGCGCCGCCTGTGCTGCCGCCACCTGGTCCACCGTCGCCGCCGTATCCTGAGGCGACGGTTCCTGAAGCGCCACCACCACCACCACCACCAGCGATAAGATAAGGAATTGCTACGGCTAAGCCGGAGGAGCCGTCACTATAAAGACTGACAGCAGCCATAGCACCGCCACAGCCACCGCTAACAGAGTTACTAGCGAATAATCTTCTAGATCTAACGCATGTAAGAATTTGAAATACTTGGCCAGATGTGACTGCCAATGTTCCTTGGGCGAAACCACCACCGCCACCGCCACCGGCATTTATCGAGGACCCTGTCGATATATTACCAGAACTGCCTCCCGGTCCCCAAACTTTGAAGGTCACTGAAGACACACCTTTAGGAACTATCCAATTAACATTTCTGTAAGAAGCGAGATGATGGGCGAAAATTCTTTTTATTATTTTCTTTGCCGGAATAGCATGTGTGATAACACATAAGCCATGGTTCCCTGCATTAGCGGCTGATGCGGTTGTCACGATTGCCGCGCCGCCCGTTCCAGCCGGATAAATATAATCTGCATCTCCATATCCAGCGGGATCTGTTCCAGATCCCTGTGTACTGGTTACCCCTGACAAGAGGCCTGTGTAGCTTGATCCACCGCCACCGCCACCGCCGCCTGCAGCAAGAGTCGCATGACCACCGCCGCCGCCACCGCCACCGCCATGATATCCTGCGCCGCCACCGCCACCGCCACCTACTGTGGCAGTATCAGCGTTTGTGAGGCCCCCGGATTTATGCTGGCCACTTCTTACGCCAGTAGAAGGTAATAATGTGCCACCAGCAGAGCCACCTTCATATACGGCAGAAGTATCGCCAGTGATACCTATTAATCCTGTTCCGGCACCTGCTCCAGGAGCACCCCCGGCAGATGAGTCGCCACCAGAAGCACCGACACCATTAGATGTTCCTCCTGTAGACGTTCCGCCGCTTATGGCTGTTGTGCCACCGCCGGGTCCACCTGAACCGGCAGTTACGCCAGTTCCAACATTAGCAACGCCGCCTCCACCGCCGCCTCCACCAGCAAAAGCTATTGGGACCCATTTATATGTGTTTAGACGCTGGATTCCAGCCTCATGATAATTTGTTGGCGGCATCTTAAGTCTATAGATGCTGGTATCGTTTCCGCCTCTTCCTCCACCAGTTGAACCCGCTGGAACGGCAAAGCCGCCGTGGCCAACGATGATCATAATGGTTTCGCCAGGAGTTACTGCGAACCATCCATTAACGTTTCCGCCGCCACCGCCTGCGCCAGAAGTTCCTAATGCAGCACCGAGGCTTCCAGAAGCTCCCCCTGCTCCCCATAATTTTACGTCTAATCTTGTAACACCGTCTGGAACTTGAAACGCCGAACCACTTGTTGGTTCATAAAAAATGTGTTTTTTTGTTGTAGGCTGATCAGACATGACCCATTCAAAAACTGCTATAGCATCTCCACCAGTCATTCCACCGACTTGATCTAGAACTGATATACCACCCATACCCACGCCAGATATATAATCTACGTCTGTCATATTCGCTGCGTTAGATCCTGAGCCCTGAGTAGAAACTACTTTTGTGAAATAAGCTGTATCATGCCATGTTGAGCCGCCTCCACCGCCGGCGCCGCCGGCATTGCCTGATGTTTGGCCCCCTTCGCCGCCACCGCCGCCATAATAGCCGCCGCCACCACCGCCGCCGCCACCACGACCCGACGTGATCGAACCCCCAGCACCAGCACCGCCAATAGACCCGGCATTAGCTGCACCACCTGTACCAGAAGCACCACCATTACCGCCGCCACCGCCCGCAGGGTCTACAGAAACTGATCCACCTGCTGCACCATCCGTACCTGCTCCGCCGGCGCCGCCAACACCACCCGCGATTTGAGAGCCACCTTGACCAAAATTAGATGTAGCGTCTTGGCTTAAACTACCTGATCCTCCGGTAGAACCGCCGCCGGCACCGCCGGCACCTCCAGAACTGGTTGCGTTTTGCCCAGCGCCGCCACCGCCGCCGCCACCGCCAACGACTGCAATTGAGGGACCTCCTGCCAAGACTCCTGCAGCAGCATAATAAATTTGAACATGACCGCCGCCGGCACCGCCGCGCCCAGCAACAGGTGAAGTTTGTGGGCCAGAAAGCCATACAGAGAAACTGCCTCCTGTGGTAACTGACATAGTCCCTGAAAAGAAACCACCGCCAGCACCATCGCCACCAAGACGATCTGCAGTCGTATTCCAGCCACCTGCAGAACCACCAGCTGCCCATATTTTTAATCTTAGGGCAGAGGCACCAGGCGGAACAATTGCTGTGAATTTGTCAATAATGCTGCCAAGACGATAAGTTACCTTGCGGTTATAATTAGAAAATTGATTATTAAAAAAATGCATTAGTAAAAATCGTTCTTTAATTGTGCGAAGATGAATGTGCCGTTCGATACGAAGTATGATACAAGATCACTTCTTCCAACGGTTGCGGTTAAGATAGGTGCTGTGTTAGATGGGAACTTCCATTGTGAACCCCAAGAAAGTGTTTTGCTTCCTGTGTTCGCTTGCTTGATTTCAATAACTCCAGTTTGGCCAGCAGCCATACTTGAAGGATTATCAATCGTTCTGTTTCCCTTTAAGTTCAAGTAAAAATAGTTAGACGCAGTAAAATCTGGGGTGATTGTTGGAGCATCAGCTAATGTAGCAACTGTTACTCTTTGCGCTTTTGTGAATTGATTGTTGGCGTTTAGAAGGACGCCTGATTGGAACAAGGAACCGTTTTTATAAAGATTTCCTGTGAAGTTGATGTCACCGCCAACTGCTAGCTTGTAAGTGCCTAGGCCAGTTATCGTGCCAATGCCGGTGTTACCTTCAAGATAGTTTCTGGCGGTGCCGGCCATATAAATATTCCAACGCTTATTAGCGTGTGTAAGACCGCCATAATATGCGAAGTTGTTTGAAGCATTGGTAAGATTTGTTCCAACATAGAAGCCATATTGGTTTACCATGGAAGAACCACCACCTACAAGTTCGGCACCACGTGCTCTGAAGTTGTAAATGTTCTGAATAACATATGGGGTTGCTTGCGTTGCGAATCCTGAATAAAAACCATTCCATTCAGTAATCGTTGAACTTAGTGTCGGGGTTGCTCTGAAACCATAGCTCGTTGCGTTAGCCGACATTGTCTTTGTGATATAAAGGGCTGTGCCGGCTTCTGGATTGCCTGAACCAATGGCGAAATGACCACCTGTGTCCATCTGCAATCTTCTAGTGCTAGCTCCATAGAATCCAATTGAACCGGCTGCATCAAAGGCATTAATCTGGAATTCACCAGTTCCTCTGTGGACGAAGGCCGTATTTGAATTGGCACCTGTGTTGCCTCTTTGAATTCTAAGACCGGCGTCTGTGTAAGTTGTATCGCTGACGAGATCAATTCTTGAGAAACCAGATCCTGATCTACCAGTACCAACTTCAAGTGTAGCGTTTGCTGTGGTTAAACCATGGCCCACGTAGAAATTGATGCCTTTGTTGAAGACACCTGAAGTATTGGAAACCATATACTGCACGCCATTGTGGGCAAAGCCTATTGCGTCAGTTCCTGGAAAATAGATACCGTTGTTTGTATCAGATGCTCTTGATAGAGAAGGAAGAGATGCCGTACCATTCGCTAAACGAAGAACGACGTTGTTCATCGTTGGTATTGCTGTAAATGTCCACGCACCAGAAATGGTCTGCGTGGCGCCATATTTCGCGAATGTTACCTGTGCGTAAGTGTTAGAAACTAGATTACCACCAGCACCCATAATGTTGACGGTGTTAGCAATTTCATTAATCTTTACCGCCTGCTGTAGAACTGTGACAGGGCTGGTATTGGAAACATCCATTAAGGTGATAGTCATTCGGGTGTTCTTCTCTCTAGATTAACTGTTCTTATTTATAAGCGATTCTTTGATCTCTAGAAGCAGTTTCTTCATATCAGATACGTCTTCTGTAAGAGAGGCGACCTTTTCTTCGAGGTCTTCTCTCTTCCTCATTTCTGCTTTTCTTTTCTTATATGCTTCGAGATTCTTATTTCCCGATTCTGCTAGGATTGCTCTAGAACCGAAATCCTTTACATATCCCGTCTCACCTTCTATTTTTGCTCGCATTATTATTTCTGCATTGCTAGGACACGAATATCGGCCATTCTAGGAATGACTGATGTATCAGAACCCAGAAGAATTGCTTTAATCATAAATCTTTTGAACCCAGTAAAGACAACCGAGGCTGAGTTTGTGTAACGAACCTGACCAAGCGGCCCTGTCAATTTAGCTGTTGGAACCGACCATGAGAATTCTTTATAGTCGAACTTATCGACATTATCTGAAACCAATGTTGAAGTGTTGTCTTGTCCCATTTCGACCCATGAGAAGTCTGAGAAATCATCTGAGTCTTCAGCATGTAGAATCTTATAGTAGACTTTTATATCAGTTCCGGCTGGTTTGTAAACAGTTGCATAGACCTTCAAATCTTCTGCATCTTGACCTTCATCGAGTGTCACGATTCTTGTGATATATCTGGCCTTAGCATCTCCACCTGTCTTACCTGTTTCGTTTGTTGAAACATTGTTTATGATATTACCGACTAAGGTTACACCTGCAAGCGACAAATCAATTGCTGGAGACAAGAGGCTTGATTCTGACGTCATCATTCCCTTGATTTGGAAAGATTTGTTCGAGGTCATATCTGAGATTTCTTTAGATTTAGAAACAACTCTTTTTTCTGTGGCTGTTTCATTGTTATCGGCCATATTGATTAGATCGAATGTCGATCCAAGTGCATGACCAGTTGAAGTTGTCTTCGCATACCAATCAACGTTTGTGTTAGCAAACTCGATGTAGTTCACATCTGGTTGGAATACGTTTACCTGGAGATCATCGATAGAGTGGATTAGGGCCTGAGTATTTGAGCTCATCCCTTGAATCCATTCGCCTGCAATGTAACCACCTGCTGTGTTGGCGATATGAATCAGAGTGTTTGCTGAGGAATAGATATCATAAAAATTGATCTTGCCAGTTGGCTGGGTATAAGATGTTGCAGTACCAGTTGCACCTGTGTTGAAATTGTTTGAGTATCTGAAACGAAGGACTTCAGCTGCTGTGAAGTTTTTTCCAAACGAGACGTCCTTTAATCTATAAACACCGCCGGCAATATTAGTGATTGTTCCATATGTTGTAGAAGTTAGACCATAAATCTTTTGCCCGACTATTGGTGTACCATTTGCTAATGCACCTACTGTCAATCTTGTTTCGCCTCTTACTGCTTCTAGATCAAACAATCCAGTTGAGTTGTTGGCAGTAAGGAAGTCTTTGCCCTCATTAACAAGATAAATATTTCCTGTCACAGTGTTGTTGAATTCAGCTCTATAAAGTGTGAACTTGATATCTTCATCTTGTACGGCCGACCAAGTCGAATCGTTAGAAGAAGCAAGTAGAACACCTGTTGCTGGCTGCTGATTAATTCTGAAACCAGTTAGAAGATCTTCTTCTCCTAATTTAGAGGTCCAAACTTTATAGTTCGGATTTGTTCCACCTGGCTTTACGACGAATGCGTATTCAGTCCTCGAGTATAGAAACACTGGTGCTGTAAATACGAACTGTGTAGCCACAGAACCATCTTCACTAACGTTCACGTCTGCTGGGAATAATATGACTTGCGAGTAAGGCAACATTCTAGACGAAAGAATAATACCACCAGACATTTCACGGAGTTCAACAATGACCGGAAGAGTTGCGTCTTTCTGTTGGAAGAACAAATCGATCTTCGTAACGAACACACCAATCTGAACTGGGTTATTGTCAATTTCATCCGGTATTGTGAATGATTGTGCTATAGGATCAGAGCCTTTGTTGTGAACTGAATACCCTTCGACATAATAGGTGTGATCACCGTCTAATAGAAGATTATAAATATCCATATCTTCTGGCTGTTCGATGTAATTTATCGTCACGACCTCTTCCCAAGATCCATCTAACTTTAGAACTTTAGAACCGATGTCTAGTTTTGCTAGTTTGCCGATGAACATGTAATCTACATATGGACTTTCTGGTTCAAATGCCGACCATCCTTTGTCTGTCATAATAGGGTGTTCTTCAGAAATGAATTCCCAATTGTTATTGAAAGAACACATATATCTAGAAAAGAGTTTTGGAATATCAATTCCAAGAACTGTGTTGATCATTGTAGAACCTTGCACTCTATCACCAATGACTACATCTTTAATTTGCTTTGTGGAACCATCTGCCATCGTAACCAATGATTTTGGATCGAAGCAACACCCCCCCCGATCATTGAGCCCCGGCCGATTTACAGAGGGGGGCTCTCTTGTTCTTGTTTCAGTAACTGTTTCTGTTACGATTCTTGGCACTTTAGTCGATATGACTGTGTCTTGTACGGTTTGATGAAGACCATCTGCGTTGTATTCTGATTCTGCTGAGGTATTTACAAGCCCCAACTCTTGTGAGTTGTCAATGCTATCACAAATTCTAAAGATTCTCTGCCCTGTTCTGAAACGAAGTGCTTCTGAGTTTGGGATCTTGAAAATGCCATAGACACTTCCTAAAGAGTTTGAGGTTAGAAACGAGCCTTGGCTTCCTGTGTTAGCGAAAGATGAGTTCGTTGGAATGATATAATCTTTTACTGGTTCGCCATCAAAAAATGCCCACAATCTTGTTGAGGGTTTCATGCCATGTGCGGTGAACTGAACTTCTCTAGGTCTAATCCACGGTCTAATTGAAACGTCTATTACCTTTGCCCCAAGACTCTGATTTACAGTTTCAGGAACAACGGTAGTTCTTGTTCCAGTTCTAATATCAGTAATTCTTCTAGACGTTGTGTCTGCCGCCGCCGGCGCCGCCGCCGCCGCAGCCGTTGTTGAACTTCTAAATTGTTTAGGTGTCGTTGCCATTATTTGCCCTTACGAAGACGGTCTGTTAGAATCAACTTGATTGCCGTTTCTATCTCTTTTCATTTATTCTGTCTCCCGCCGTTCCTGTAACGTTTGTCTGCCAGTTGTTCCATTCAGTTCTCCAAACGCCGACATTCTGCACCCAGTTATCTTTGTTATTGTCGAAGTTCACCTGGACGTCTGGAACCTGTGTCGTGTCTACCCAATAATCTGCATCTGGGTTCAGCGTCAATACGCCTTTCCATCTGTAAAAAAGTCCCGCTGGATTTCTTGCGGTTGTAGAATATGGCTGATCAATTAGTGTTTCATGAGTATATGGAAGCGTCACCAGCTTACTAAGTGTTGGAAGTGCTACTGCTGAGGATACTGATGATCCACCAGAAGTGTTTCCTTTTGTAGCAGTGGCACCAGCGAATGTTCCTGTTACCTGTTCAAGATATAGATTTGTCGAAGACTTTCTTCTCAATACGCCAACTGCTGTAGCTGCACCGAAGTTAGCACCTTGATAAATTGATTCACCAATTACGAATGCTGTCGTACTGGCCACTGTTATTGTTGCGTCTGCCGCGCTACGTGCGTAATTTGACGAGACGGCGGCATTGAAGAACAATTCCACGTTGTTCAAGAAGAACTGAGGTCTTGCTTCACCTAACGATGGGTCAATTGCAATCTTGTAATCCACATCATAAACGTTGCCGATATTGTGGCCAGTGAACGAATCAACTAAGATACCATTCTTAAATCTATCTAAACCGTTACCATCTAGAACAACTAGATCTTTGGTATCTTTTTCTAGCAATGACAATGTCACATAATATTCTAAGTTATTTATACGATTTTCTAGGACGCCGATATCTCTCATTGTGTAACGCTTGTTCTCAATCTTTTTCAAAGTAATTGACAAGTCCTGACGACCATATGCCTGTGCAATGGAAGTTGTTAAGGATGGGAATGGACTTACTTCAATTTTTGAAAGAGTCATCGAGTCGTCTGGCGCGGTCGGTGTGATTGGGAATTTCGAAGGAACGCCACGAATTACCTTATAATCACCACGGCTGTTTAGAGTAACCAAATCTTTTCTCGAAAGATAATAAGACAAATCAGCTAGCATATACGAATTCGGTGGCATATAGTGGAGGCCACCAGTAACCGTTGCGAGTGTTGTAGATTCTGCTGGATTCTGCGAGATGTTGGTCAATGTTGAAACGCTGTTTGCTGTGAGCGTAACAGACGGACGAATATCAATTGAATCTCTTAGATCATAAAGAATGCCTGATGTCGGCGAAGTATATCTCGGAATTTCCTTGGTGGTTATTGCTGATGTATTTGCTACTGAGATATCATCAACTGGATAAGAATCAACTGAGAAGTAACCCACCCCCTGAGAGGTATCATGTGCAAAGTAATCAAGTTTCACCAGTAAGTAATCGCCGGAAGCAATAGTCAATCCACCTGAGTTTACAATAGATGAGTGGTTGTAGAGAGTATCTGTTTGCCCTGTGTTCAAGGTGAAATATGAAGTCACATCTGTACCATCACTCACGGTTGTGAAGTTGGCTGTATGTCTTCTTACTGAAACGATATTGAATACGTCTGGAATACCTAGTGTCCAAGGTCCTGTGGTTGTCAAAGGATGTGTTGAAATTCTGATCTTCACATATTTGTCAGCGTTTAGAACCTTTCTCTTTTCTTGGCCATCGACTTTGTTTAGCTTCACGATTGCTGTAGCAGATACTGTACTTGCTAAGGTTTCTTTCATGTCGAATGTTGCACCGGTTGCAGAGGTGATGTTTACCGATCTAGATGTACCGGTTGCTCCTGTTCTTGTGAAGTCAATAATCTTGCCCTGATAATAAGTTCTTACATAAACCTGTGATGCCAGGTTACCGCCTGGCTGAGTTGTAACGATTAAGGTGTTTGCGCTTGTAATTGAATGAATTCTGTAGATAGTGCCGCCACCGATTCTAATATGATCGTCGACTGCGAGCTGAGTTGTGAACGCTGTGCCCAATCCGTTGAATGTATTGGAGCCAGAATTTACGCTGATCGTGCCTGTCAAAGAAGCCGTATGCTGAGTAGCATTGGTCACTACATACATGTCTGCTAGCATCTGAGTGTTGTTCAATAAACCTGCTGAATACGGGAACGTTTCATCAACTGCACCGGTAGCGATCGAGAATGTTCCGCCCGAAGCGATTGTAACGTCGAAATATTTGTAGAACTGAAATGAGTTGTCAATGTTGCCGGCGGAGTCTCTAATTCTCTTCACTGCTTTTGCAGGAAGTATAAACACAGAGGTGTCAAAAGAAGTTTCCTGAAGAACTGTGTTGTTTGAAACCAACACTGTGTCAGCAAAGCCCTTTGTTGTCACACCATCTAGGAGGACTGCGCGGGTCGCTGAGAAGGCGCCGTTAGACATTTTAATATCATGAAGATATAGTTTGTAGACAGCGTTTGGATTATTTACAGTTCCAGAATTATAAACGATTGCTCTAGCTCTGGCAGTACCGATCATCGCTCCTGAGGCAGAACCTGTTGAATATGAGCTGCCTGAAACTTTGTTTTGTGCTGTGCTGTAGAGTTTAACGAGTGGTTGGGTGTTCACATCCCAGAAACCACAAACGTCGTTGACATATACATAAGAGCCATAATTTGCTGAAATGGTCTGCTGCTCGATATCAATGAAATCGATACCCTTATCAATATCAAGATATCTTGTGTAGAGGTTTTCGTAATCATAACCTTTGACATAAGCCTTACCGGGTTCAACACCTGCAGCAAGTTTCAAAGGATTACCACCAGCGTCTGAATAGTAGACGCCGTTGTTTGTGTTAGAATTTAAGTGTTCACGAACGATAACGTCGAGGCCACGAACAGTGTAATTTCCTGATTCATCTTCTGTTCTTCTGGCGAGTTCATCACGAATAACTGAGTATTGTGGCGTTTGGGCTTTTGATTTGATAACGCCGTTTTCGATTAAGAACAATTCAGCGAAGTTTGCTGTGTTCGCTGTTAGAGCTCTTTTTTCAAGAACTGCATTTAATTTCAAACGATCGGCGCCTGGTGCTGCGTAGTTATAAGAACCTTGAGCAGGGTCGTTTAATGAGGTGTCTTCGTTATAGGTTACGATGCTTTCAACAACATTGAAACCGACTCTATATGAAGGTGTCACTGAATATTTTTCGAGGACAATTGTCTGCTCGGCAATTCTAATAAAATGTTCTTTTGCGAAAATAACGCCGTCGCCAACTGTGAAGGATGAACCATACCCCAATCCTGTGTTTGACGAAATAACGTTAGCTGAGAAGCCTGTGTTAGCGTTTAGTCTTTCGCCTACAATGAAGGTAGAGGCTAGAGTGTTAGTTCCTGATGCGGTATAATTGACATGAATAGTTTTGTAATCAGGTGCCCCGGCTTCTGAACCTGTGTTTGAGGTTAAGACATATGCCTTTACACCTGACGTCGCGCCTGTAACAAGAGTGCCATCGAAGTTGCCAACTGTCACCGCTGCTGCCGCGTAGTTTGCATCTCTTAGTTTAACGAATGGTCTTTTAAGATCGATGTTGAAGGCGCAGCCAGTTACGATGGAGCCTTCTTTAAAAATGTGTTCACCGAAACGATCAATCTGTTTCTGGAACATCGTTTGCATCTGTGTAAGTTCACGTGCTTGAACGGCCATACCTGGTTTATAAAGAATTCTGTAGAAATCTTTGTAGGCATTGAAATCATCATAATAAGGACCGACGTTTAAGTCTGTCGATAACGTGAAGTTATTGGCATCGATGGTGTTATTGGCCATTTATATTCCTTAGAATCTTGTAATCAATTTAATGTCTTCAGCCTGGTCTGATGCTCTGGCGATAGGTGCTCTATTTTCAAAGTAAATAATCTTGCCTCTGTATTTAGAAACCAATGGATGAATAACCGAAGCCACTGTTGCCGTTGCTCCTGACGATCCACCTGTAATGATTTCGGCTGCTGTAAATGTTCCTCTTCCGCCTGTGAAGAAAAGAACCGTGGTGTTTGCTTTTTCGACGAAATACCCTGTAGCGCCCGAAGATCCACCTGTGAAGATTTCATCTGCTGTTGGAGTTCCTGCTGGTGAAGTAACCACGTATCTTTTTGTCATTCTGTATGATGCTGCCGCTGATACCGCACCGTTTGAAATTGGATCGGCTACAAGCCCCAAGATTCTAAAATCATTTGAAGTAAAGAATGTTGAAGATTCTGTGCCTGTTAGTTTTACGTTCAAGATCAAGTTATGAGCGTAGAGTTCTGCGGTTGCATCTTTGCCGTGTCCACCTTTTGGCGAAATCTGAGCAGCAACTGCAGCGCCTGTTCCCCAAGAAGCGTTGGCTGTAATTGTAACGTTCGCATAAGAGTAGTTCGAACCTCTGGCGATAACGTTCACATATCTTAAGACGCCTGAGTTGACGTTTGCATATGCTGTTAGAGAGGTTCCATCTCCTGTAACGTTTACGGTTGGACCTAGAATGTAGTTCGATGAAGTATCCAATGCTGGAGAAAATGCTGACTGTAGAGTTGCAACCTTTGTTGCACCTACATAGTTCACAATCTTTCTAAGCTGCCCTGCTCCAGTTCCTGAAGATATATAAAGTGAAGAATAATTGTAGACGTCGTCTGTTGCGTCTGCCCCCGATGCAAGTGTGACCGATGTGGTACCGCCTGCTGCAAGAACCCCTGCGTGTGATTTATAGGCTGAGCCTGTAGATGTAACAGAAATGGTTTCGATTGAACCGTTAGCTGCAGCAGTCTGAACACCCCATTGGGATGAACCGTTGTCGACCGTGAGCGTGTTCACTGGAATATAAGTAGAGGTCAAGAACTTGATGGCGTCTGCTGCCGATACGGCAAATAAGAACTTCCATTTGTAACCATCTGCTGTAGAAAAAACAGTCGTTAGAGCTCCTGTGGGTTTAACCGTTGATTGGGCGCCAAGATTATTCGAAATACATTTGTAGACATTATAATCTTCTGTAACGACGTAGTATTGAGCGACATCGGAATAGGTTGTTGTAGCGGTGTATTGAGCATAGACAGTTCCGGTAATCCAATCAATTCTGGGAGAAGCATAGGAAACATCTGAAGCATTGACGCGCTTCATAGCCAGCATATTGTTCCAGATATCATATTCTACGGTATCAAGAACTTCAGTTGGCACTGGAGGATTGTTATCGTCTGGCCAAGATCTGTTTCTGGCTACGAATAAGTAGATATTCGTTGCTGCAGCTTCTGAAAACTGTTCCTTGAACTGTGTCGTGTTGTGAAGACGAAAGTTTTTAGTAATAATACCGGCCATGTCTAATCCCTGTTATGCTATGCTATAATATTTATACGTTTTCGCTGTAACTGTTCCATATGTGTGAGCGTCTTTGAGTGCTAACCATCTGTCTGAAGAAACCTTTGAAATGATAGTTTGGAAGGTGCCATTCGAGTTGTAGATGTCAAGAGCATCCCCTGAGGTTACGCTTGGTTCGAAGTCGGTTCCAGTTCCATAAACAATCTTTGCCGCCCCTGAGAAGTGACTTAATTCAAGTCCTCTTAGCTCAGAAATTGTATTGGAAGCATAGAAAGTTATAAGCTGAGAATTTAGAACTGAAAGGGTTCCTGCTCCGTTTGCTGAAGAGGCTACTGAAATATATGAATTAGCTGAGAATGGGGTCGGGTAAGAATCGACGATCAATTCGAACACGAATACGCCTGACGTACCAACGTCAACTGCAGCGAAGCCTAAGATAGATTCGACACCGACACCCAAGTCCAACGAGCCACCCCCAGCTGATAGTGATGTTAAGGATGCAACGTTCGAGAACTGACCTTGGTTAAGATCAGGAATAATGAGAATGCTGCCGAATAGTTTTGTACCGGCTGGATGAACTAGCTTTTCAACGATATCACGATAGTTGTTTACCGGATTAGAAGTTTTAAGAACATAGGAAAATTCCTGGTAGTAGAAATTATCTTGAAGATATTTGTCCCAAGATAACCAACCTTTTGTTCCTGCCCATGAGCCTGGATAAGTTGTCACTCCGTTTGAAGTGACATAGGCAATCTTGTCTCCTGATATAGTGTCTATCAAATATTCATTCTGTTGGAATGTTCCAAAGATGCTTGTGAGATAGACTTCAGTAATTTCAACGCTTGACTGAATGTATGTTGCAACCCTGTCAATCTTTGCCGTTGCTACAGAGTTTTCCCCTTTTACAGAAACAAAAGGTGTGAAGTCACTAACCAAACTGTTAACAATAACCGATCTTTCGACAACCCAACGTCCATCAGAGGCTCTGAGGATATCTTCGCCTGGGTAGTAGAAATCGATGTCGTCATTGAAAAGAATTCTAAACAAGAGTCTAAAGGATTTTTCAGTTCCCTTCGCTCTATAGAAATCTTTGATGTGCTTTACAAGTAAACGGTCATCAACGACGTTTTGCGTCGGAATGTTCTTCATAAACTCATCACGGATAAAATCAAAGAACTTGTCGGGGATGAAATCTACGTCAGCATATTCTTGAAGTTTACGAGCGACATAAACAGGATTTTCATATTGCTCAAGCCATTCGTAATAGTATTCGATGAATTTGACAAGTTGCGCACCATCAACATTGAAGTTGTCAGGGAACTGACTTTTAACGAAAATTGATATGGTGTTTGCTTGTGACATTATTAGACGAGAACCGTATTCAAGACGCTATCTGTCTTAACCGGAGAGTCATTCCCGACAACATCTAGCAATGAGATCTTGGTGATAACTCTTGTTGAGACGTCGAACAGGGTGACCTGAGGATAAGAAAGAAGAACGATTTGTGATTTTGTTGGTGTTAGATCTTTTTCAAGAGGTTCAATATTGATTTTTACTTCGTCCCCTGCATAGTCTGAGAAGATAAAAGAATTCAATTGGATGATGCCAGTTGAATAATTTACTGTGCCTGCATCTGTGTTGGTGAAGATCTTCGTGTTGCCATCTAGATAGTAAAGTCTAATACGGCCGTAGCCATCATCATCCAAGTAAAGTTCTTGAGTTGTTCCTTCCAAGTTAAATGCTGTGGAAGCAACTGCCCCTTGATATCCTTCGAATGGATTATAGATGGCTGCTTTGAAATCGATCTTGTATGTGAGTAGAGAGCTAAGTGAAGGGACGAAGCGTTTCTCGAATCTAAAGGTTGATTTGTTGGAAACAATGGATGTGTCAGCATCGTCGATCGTCTTAATGAATTTGGATGCATAGAAATTATTTCCAAAGATTGAAAGTTGATTTGTTTCATACGATTGCACCTTAGCCGAAACTAATGCTAGCAAAGCATCGGCAGAAAGTGTTGTTGCTGTCGATTGATACGAAACTTTGATTGTCGGTGTAACGTAGATAAATGAAGGATCAATAATCAGAACGTCAATTGACATTGGGTTATATTTCTTCATCTGCTGAATGATTGTAGTCTTACGAGTGTTCGACAAGAGGAATCCGCTGATAGGTTTGGCCGAAAGAATAACCTTTCCATAATAAGGGGGGTCGTTTTCTTCACCGCCCCATAACGATACCGATTGAATATCAGAGAAGTTGTTCAGCAAGAACTGCTTATAGTCTGATTCTGTAACCAATCTATTTTGAGTTTCGTAGCTTCTTGGAGCATTGAACTTGATTGATTCCAATGTTTCTTTTTCTTCACCATCGGTTGCTGTTTGGCTAACTGATGAGACATCTGCCGTGTAACGTGTTGTCGGTGTTAGCTTGTTATATCCAGAATAACCAAGTGCTGTGAATACTGACGCTCCGTTTGGAGCTGACCCACTGCATTCTCTAGCGATGATTGTCACGACGTTTCCATTAGCAAGTGCTTTGCCTAGAACGCCGTCCCCAAAATAGATTTCGTAGAATTGATCGATATTTTCTTGAACGTAGTAGACCGTCGAGGTTGAACCCACTTCGGTGATATCTGAAACCACGGTATATTCAATTGTTTCTGTTGATCCAGTTGAAGGTCTAACGCTAACCACTAGACTGGTCGTGTCTAAGTTTTCCAATGGAATCACAAAGTAAGGTCTCTGTCCTGTCATGAATCCGAAGGTGTATGTCAAAGCGATACCTTCATAGACGTCAATCGTTTTTCTATAAAGGCCATCATCATCAAGAACTGTGTAGGCTTGATTGGTAGTATATTCATAAACTACACCATCGATTCTTGTTTCAAATCTGGTGTATTTAGGGATGATGATTTCTGCTGGAGAGTTGTTAGGGACGAAGGTCAAATTCAAAGTTGCAACTGAAGATCTTGCTGATCTGGGAAGATAGTTTAATGCTTTTGAGAGAGAAGATACCGAGCCTCTGAGTGTAGCTGAATCGATATACATTTCGTTTGCTACCATGTTTAGGTAGAAAGCATTGTAATATGTGTTATAAGAAAGAACGTCTAGGATCGTCGAGAGTGTCGATCCGTTAAAATCAAAGTCGGCAAACTCTGACTTACCTTTCAAGTAAGTTGTGAGGTTCTGTTTGATATCTCTGAAATTGAGGTCAGTGACTCTAAGGGATGTATTAGCAATTGACATGTTATCTTGTTCTCTCTAGAAAAATCTGGACTTCTACAATTTCGCGGGCATTGAGTGGAATGTATCCGACTGTCACCTCAAGCCTGTTATTATCAAAGTCTTCTTTAATTATGACATCGACGAGTTGAGCTCTTTTTTCGTTGTTCTTGATGACGTCGATAATTGCGTTCTTTAGAATCTGGACGGTGATAGGATCGAAGTTTTCAAAGAGTGTAGCGACAACATCGCTGTAAGTTGTAGGCTGGAACAATCTTTCGTATCTGTTTGTTAGAACTAGATTCTTGATTGATCGGCTAATTGCGTTGGCATTCTTTAGAACGGCTGGCTGATTCGTTACGGGATGCTTGGCGAAAGACAAATCCAAATCTTTATAAATGATCTCTTTCAGTGGAATTAATGGCATCTCTTATCCCGAAGTAAATTTTGTCTGTCCCTGGACGACTGTGAGGGCGTCGCAGTATCTGGCGTCATTGTTTCTGTGTACGGCTAGTCCCATAGCAAAGAATTTCGAAGAGCCGCCCTTCGAGTTTACATCATGGGGGGAGTGGCCAGCATTATCAGGGGTTGCTGTGCTTTCAACGGTAACAAGGAGTTTTCCGTTAATATAAAACAATCCAGGATTCGTCGACGCTAGCAATTTGCCTTCGCCGTGCGTATTTGGATCGTCTTTTACTGCTACCAACTCTGCCATTCTTTTCCCTCCGTTTATTTATACAGAAATCACTTGACTTATTTCTAGAAACCTAAGATCGGTATTGACTTCTGCCGCCAAAGTGTTAAGATAATACGTGCCTTTGCTGAAAAGTTGGGCGAAGAGGTTAGCACCGGTAGGGATTTCGGTTCACCCTGCAGTCCCTACCGACCTTATCTATCTGTGAAAGCCATAAACTGAAGCGACGTACCCGTCGTTTCTTTTTATTTGGTGTTCTTTAACTCTACTTTATTGAAACCTTGTATTTATGCTATCCATCTATTATATTAGATATATGAAACACATTGTAAAAGCGACTTGCGTAGCCTTCCTGATAACCACGTCTTCAGCGTTAGCTACTGACTTCAAGCACAAAGACGCAGAAAAAGCGTTCACCGTATTCCCTGTATTTACGATGAACCTCGAAAGAATCCAGTCTGTGACTTACGGCTTCATCGTCAAGAAAAAAGCCTTCAGCAGCGAAGGTGATGAGGGGTTTGATGTGAAGGTTAAGACCGTCACAAAGAATTCAGACGGCAGCACGAAAAAACTTCCCTACCCAAATTATCCGCACCATGAGTTCTATGAGGTGGTCTGCAATTATCCCGCGATGACGGATGATTTAACGTACACGCCCTCGCATCTAATGCCACAAGGTCCAGGACCCGGTCCACAATATATCGACCCAGAAGCAATCAAAGCCGGAGTCGGCCCGACGGCAACTGATGAACGCAGTTTCTACTATGATCTCTGGTGGGCGGTTTGTAAGAAAGAATATCGCAGTTTCACGAACGATTTCTACAAGTCGTTGAATTAAACAAAACCTCTCAAAGATGTTAATCCTTGTTCAGCAATACCAGAAACCAAATCTCTGGTCATGAATTGTGGAGTTTCTTTAATTGAATCGATCAGCGCTTTCTTGTCAAAGCCGACGTGAACCCAAGAAGATGTTGTCGAATGGATAAGCTCTAACGTAGAAGCGCCACGGCTTAGTTTTTGGATTTCCTTGGCTACATTATACATATTCGATTGATATCCACCAATCTGGATGTCAAAGCTCGCTCCAGCTAAATGCTGTAGTTCAGAGCTGATGTTGGTTTTAGATACGTTGTTTAGGAAACCTGCCATAACCTGGAGATCACCACCGAAGCCGTCTACAAATCTTTCAAGCAAGCCTTCTGCACCTGCCTGAAGATTGGAAATAACCTTCCAAAGAGGTATGCTCCCATCAAAGCCGAATTGACCAGTTGCTCTGGGAATAATCTTAGACGAGAACTTCGGCATCCATTGCCCCAGCATCTGATTATAGGCACCAGAAGAAAGATGTTCGAGGATGAAGTTTCTCGATAAGGGGAAACCCTTATCAATAAATGTTGAAGCGTCTATGTTCATGCTGTGTATTTATCTTTTCCTAATAGCTGTTTATAGAGAACTTTTCCTGTTGGAAATCTCTTGTGGAAGAAATCATACATTTCACGGTTGGTTCTGAGAACTTCTTTAGCGTTACGCAATTTCTTCGTTACGATCGGGTCTTTATCAGATCCTGGTGGAGTGCACGGTTTTTCTGGTTTATTTTTGTTGTCGTCATAAATCTGCTTGACCTTACCTGCATCTTTTACCACGTGGGCAGCAAATACTTCAGCATGCAATGGATCGCGGCCAAGAGTTTGTCTGAGAGAAGAAACATTCGATACAATCTTCTTAGCAATCCCCTCAGCGTCTTTACCGTCTGATCTTGAAGTTACATCTTTTTCCCAATCACACATGAACAAGAGCAAGTCGACTGGGCATTTTGTTTTACGAGCTGCTGCAACCACGTCAACAAAGAACTGTTCTTTTATTTCGCCGCTTAACTGTGGCTCTGATGTGTTGCTAATATTTCTCGCTTGATTGATCGTTTGGATAAGACCTTCGCTCGAGAATAAAGGATGAGTTGCTCCCTTTACATTTGAGGCGAGCCCTTCGTGAGAAGATTCAAGATGAGCTTCTGGCACAGCAGGGTCTTTATCAGAGGCTTCATATGTTGGATAGGTTACGTTGTTGAAATCTTTGCTCATTAGCTTTGACCTCCATAATGGGTAAATCCTTCGTCAGATGTGACGTGTACGTCAGGATATATTCTTGGTTTGTTGACTTTAAGAATTTCTGCTCTAGGTGCGGCAGTACCCAAATCTGAGGATACTGCGTCTGCTGCGGTTTCGGCGGCGCCTTCAACGGCTTTGACTACGTCATCCATGAAAACAGTGCCTGCTTTAAGATGCATCGTTGCGCCGTTTATCTTCACCTTACCTGCTGACTTCAAGTTCATATCACCTTCTGAATGGAAGTTCATTGTTCCTGTAGAGTAGAAATCGATCTGTGCAGCTTCTAAGATAATCTTATTTGCCTTAACTTGGAATACTTCACCTACGCTAATGTCTTTCTTTCCTGAGACGTGTTCAGAAGAATCATTTCTAGAAATTGTAATCAATGCACCGTCGGCATGGATAACCATATCTGAGGTAGCACGGATGTTAATGTCATCTTTAACTGAAAGATAATAACTGTCATCAACTGAGTTGAACGAGTCGCCTTCTACCATCTTATAAGCGTTCCCTTTGACCGAATCGATCTTAGAACCGTTTTCAGTCATTGTAGAACTTGTTCCTGAGTTATGTCTCATCGCAACTCTTGAAGCGCCTGGTGTGTCATCGAATTCCATTTGATGACCAGACTTCGTAGCATAGACATTGTTGTATGGATACTGAGGAGCAAAGCCAGATTCTGGGGCCCCGAATGTTCCTTTATCACCTGCTACTGGATAAGATCCTTGTCTTGCTGCTTGGTCGGTCATTGCATTATTTTGACCTTGATATGAATTGATACCACGAGCTGCAACGTTTGTCGATGGTCCACCTTTATATTCACCATATGGAAGGCCGCCAGTTGGATCTTGAAAACCTATCTTTGTTCCATGCTTGCTTACGAAAGCGCCGTGTGCATTATAGAAAATATGACGGCCAATGACTGCAGTCTTGTCCATAGAATTTCTCCATGAAGGTTTAACATAATCTGCATGATAGTGATCAGCGTTTCCTGTAATATCTCCAAGAGCACCGGTATTGACACCCCTCCAAATTTGCAGAGCTTGTTGATATCGAGCTGAGTTAGGATCTGCCGAATACCAATTTGAATCATGATAACCAGTGAATTGCCTTATTCCTCTGTTCGTTTCTGAAACAACTGAACCTGGTGTGATACCTGCTTTGGTTGATCTGTTCTTGATAACATTGGCAACGCCTTGCATACCAGCTGAACCTTCTCCGCCGGCTTCTGCAATAATTGTTCTTACGATAGAATCTTCGTCCCCGCCCCCTTCTGGTGTAGACGCCTGCTGCCCTGTAGCGCCGCCTGCCGCGCCTGATCCTGAAGTAGCGCCGCCTGCCGCGCCTGATCCTGAATCTGCTGTTGTCGTGCTTGCAGTAGTAACCGTTGGGTTTTCTGGAGCAGTTTCTGCTTGTTGTCCAGGAGTTGTTTTAATTCCTGAAAGTCCTGGTTTATCATGATACCATCCAGCGGCTCGTAGAATTGGAATCAGTTTGAGAGTAGCGTCATTCCATGTTCTTCCTGAACCCGTATCGATGTGAATGAAGGAAGGATAAAGGCCAAAACCAACGAAGCCATGCTTCACTGCTGCGGTTAGGAATCTTTGAAGATCGCCGATTGAATTAAGAGCAATATCGAACGCTCTTCCATTCTTATGCTGTGACCCGCCTTTGCCGCCTACATATTTGTTATATTCAGGTGATCTATATGCTGAGATGATTGTGAACGGCCCACCTTTGATTTCTTTTGAAAGGGCTTCTAAAGCAAGCGCTGTTGCTTTATGAGTATAGACAGCTCCTCTTGGTCGTCCTGGCGGTCCACAGGACGCAAGGCCTCTGCCTTGGCCACAACCGCCTCTTGATCCGACAGCATCCCAGGTGTAATATTGAAGGGGCCAATTTGGAATGTCTGCGTTCGTAATGTATGAGTGGCCATCTTTGATTACTGCTCCTTCTCCTGCTCCTGATGAAGGCGGAAGATCTGTGATTCTATTATTTGATGGATCAGTTGGTCCCTTCGGTCTTGGATCTCCCCCAACGTCTGGTCCATGAGAAGTTGATCTCTGACCATGGAATGGTGGAGGCCCAACCCCTGAACCCATCGTTGGGTCATCAGTAAGATATCCCGAACTAGAACCACCATAAGGATCATTAGAAGCCGCACCTCTGTGGATTCTAGGGAGGGTACCGATTACGATAGGATATTGACCTTCTTCACCGTCAGCGAAGAAACCAATAACCCAAGAGTCTGCTTCCAAACCATTTGGAGACCAACCGATTCCTGATGTAGAAGCCGAAGTAGTTGGCTGAACAACCGTTGACCAAGGCAATGAAGTCGTTGGGATGGCACCTCTGTCTTGTGTGTGGAAGCCGAAGCAGCGTACCTTAACACGGCCGAGTGTCATTGGATCTGCTGTATCTTCTACAACGCCGACCCACCAAGTAAAGTTGCCTTTGCCCATGAATGAATTAATCTGGTCTTGAAATTCCACTATAATTGTCCTCTATTTCTTCTTATGCTGCCTGAACGCGGTTCAGGTGTTGATCCTGTTTCTGTCGCCGGCAATGCTGTTGTTGGTACTGGGGCCTCATCAATCTGTGGTATCTGAGGCAAAGATTCAATATCTGTTTCGTAGCAATTCTTCATACATGACATTATGCAGCGGTAACCGTTTTCGCCGTTGTAATGATGACGGATGGCCACTACCAAATAATCGCCTGAAACGAACTTATTGATTTTTCCTTTGACGTCGTCTGTTGCGCCAAATTCTGGGAATTGCATTCTGACTAGATCACCAGCTCTTCTGTCGGTGTCTCCTGGAATGTCGACATCAACTACGATGTCTTCAAGCAATCCTAAAGAGCCAACCTTGAGATGAAGGAAGTCTGTCTTCTGATCTAGAAGCATCGTATCTGTTTCACCTTTGTTCGTCATAACAAATATCTGATGCGAATCACCTGATTTGGATATATTCAAATTTTTGTCGGTAAGCAACTGACCTTCATTGGTCGCTGTTGTATGTTCGAGATCATAGAAGTTCTTGAAATAATCGTATGTTCTTTCTTCATATGTTGAAAGCACAGGGTTCAGATACATATATCTAGTTTCAAATCCACCTCTGATTGTTGTCAAATCATTGTTAAAGAGAGACACGAATCTAAAGCCATTGATTTTCTGGAGCTCGAATGGTTTCTTAGATTGAACGCCGCCACGCCATTCAACTGAATCTGCGCCACCTTTGTTGAAGTCTTTATCTGTTGCATAGTAATAATCAATATTTGTTTGTCTTGACTCTGGAGAATTGCCACCTATCTCTGGGCTCGACCCAGGAGAGCCATCTGCAGGTGGAGTAGTATTTGGAGTCGATGGATTTCTTAAATCTGGGTATGGAGCAATGATAAGTTCATCTACTGTTTTGAATTGAAAGCCGTTGCAGTTTTCAAAGAAGATAAAATTGGATGCTGGATATCTTGGTGATTTCGCTTCCTTGCATAAGAAATTGATTGCTTTAGTTGGCGCCATGTTTGGAATAACAATTGTTCTTTCGCCTTCTGTCTCTGAAGCATAAAGGACCTTGCCTCTATCCATCTGGAGAGAATAAGTTCCTATATCTTTAATCATGTCTGAGATCGTCTTACCGACAAATGCTTTGGAAATCTTAGTGTTTAAATCAGAGAAGTATTCTTCAGAGGCAAGTTTTATCACATACTGCATCGTTCTTTGATTCGTTCTGGTGAGTTCTTGGATACGAACGACTCGGAGCTTTAAATTGATTGAATTAGATATAGAAGGATCAGGTGTCTTGAATTTAATCTCAACCTCTTCTTGGCCAATGATTGGGAGCTTTGTCGTAAGAGCAAGCGCGTCTCCTATTACCAAATCGGCGGTAATAAATGGAGCTGAGATAGACTCATAGATATTAAATTCTGTGACGATAGACTTCAAATCGATGGTGTCTTTTGTCACTTCACTCTTGATTGTAATAGTTTCGAGCTTTATCGAACCTGCTGCTAGTTTAGCGGTAGCTACTTCTGCCATTAGGAAAAGATACTTTCAATTTCCTTGACGATTTGTGGGACGTATGAAGGATCTAATATCTTAATACGTGCTCTCTTCTCGTTCAAAGCGATCTCATGATCGTATTTATAAACCAAGATTCTTTCTGGGCCGTCCAAAAGAGCGTAGGCATCGGCATCAATGATGACTGTCTTCTGGGGAATTACTGTTCCGTCTGATAATGTTTCTGCGTCCTGAATAATGCGCTCGTAGTGATGAACTGTCTGGGAAGCGATCGGAATGCTTCCATATTTCTTAATCATGTAAGCCTGGAGCTGATTGTAAGTCAGAGGCCATTGGAAATAAGGATCTATGATGGAGTTCGTTAGCATGATAAGCCATTCTAAATCGACCTTTCCATATGCTTTATAAGAAACGATGTCAGGTCTATCACCTTCTTTTATATCATAATCATGGTATATGTATCCGATTTGACGCACTACTTCTTTAATCTGAAAGCGTTTCATAATATTCGTGGCCTGGAAAGTCATCCCAGACTTATTCATATCATAACCGACCTTCTCAAAAGGTGTGAAGAATGTAGCCATTAGTATCCACCATCTCCTGCTGTAAGGATGTCTTCTCTGGTCAAGATTGTCAATTCTTGGAACTGGCATCTCATAGTGACTGAGAAAGGAATGTCCCCTTCGAAGTATTTAGGTGTCGCTCCTTCAGTTCCATACGATACTGAGAAGTCTTTTAGGGCGCAATGAGCGATCTTGAAAGTATGCGCTGAATTAGACATGTTGATTTTGTAGATGTCTGGATATTCAAACAAGTTGTCTTCAAATCCTTTAAGGAATGAAGGATGCATGGCAATCTTAAACTCTCGGATGATGTTCTTAATGACTGTTGCTTCAGCTCTGTTCTTGGGGATTAGCTTCCATTCAAATTCAAACGTTCTGAAGGTTGGTCCCGAATAAAGGACGGCATTGAAAGGGTTTCTAGCCAAGCCATGATATGAACCGGCTTTTGTAAATGTTTCTGAGGCTGTGGCCAAATCTGCGGCATAGTCGATTCCCGCGCCCTTTAGCGCTTCAATAGAGAATGACGAAAAACTATCTGTGAAGGTTTTCATCATAATGTTCATCTTAGTCGTCGCTGTCGTCTGACCTGACGCTAGCTGATCAGCTAGCGTCCCGGCTTTAGTCTTGATTTCGTTTACTGCTCCGGCCACCCCTGCAGAAATATTCTTCCCGAACATTCCAAGCTCTACGTTTTCCCATTGCGCGCCATAAGCCGCCATCAACTGGGTTGGAATTGGAAGTGAAACAGTGTTTCCTGCCTTATTTTCAACAGGTGGCGAATTCTTGTCTGGTCTTGAATAGGTATATCTGGTGAAAAGCATCCATTGACCGCTTTCAACGTCGAATTTAGACGGAAATCTGAGACTAGAGCCTGTAGCAGCTGGTGTTTCTAGACTGGCATTGATTGGAAGAGGTGGCAATCACTAAATCCCTTATAAATAAGAACGATATTATTCATTATTTATATAGAAAAACGGAATGCAAAAACCTACTCTTACTGGAAGCACACGATACAGACAAGGGATATTCGCTCCAAAAAACCCAAAGAAGTATGACGGGGATGCCAAAGGAATTATCTTTAGATCAAATCTAGAGAAGCGTTTCATGAAAGTATTTGATGAACAGTCAAGCATACTCGCTTGGGCCTCTGAAGAATTGATTATCCAATATCGTACTAAGTTGGACGCAGCAGAAGAAGCCCGCTCTGGTAAAATAAAGATTAGACGATACTTTCCTGATTTCGTTGTGAAAGTAAAAGACAGAACGGGAAAGACACGGATATTGGTCATAGAGATCAAGCCCCATTCCCAAACGATCGAACCAAAAAGTAAAGGCAAGAGATACATTAAAGAAGCAATGGATTATCAGAAAAATTACGATAAATGGATGCATGCAACTGCTTGGTGTAGAAAACGTGGTTATGAATTCCATGTGCTGACCGAAAAAGATTTGTCGCACGGATTTTAAGGGGTAGCAATGTCAGGTTTCAATATAAATGAATTCTTAGCCGAGATTGATCGCGGCAATATCGCAAAATCTTCGAACTATTCAGTTCAGGTTCATGGCCGTATCGGTGACATAAACAATGAACGTGATATGATGTTCAGGGCCGACAGCGTCACAATGCCAGGAAGAAATATTCAAACAACAGAATATTCACTTTATGGTGTAGCAGAAAAGATCGGTTACGATTCAATCCTCAATCCAGTAGAAGCGACATTCATCCTCTCAGCAGATTTGAGAGAGAAGACTTACTTTCACGAATGGCAGGATTTAATTGTCGGCACATATCGTACTGGCGCAATAGATAAGTCGATGTTCAAGATCGGCTTTTATGATGACTACGTTGGAAACGTTCGTATCAACTCTTACGATGACACCGGCGAAATAACGAACACAATAGAATTGATTGAAGCATATCCTCTAAATATTGGAGATGTGAATAGATCATGGGAAGCAGGGACGGAAGCGCTTAGATTAAACGTTACCTTCGCCTATCGCTTCTTTTTAGATGAAAGGTAATAGATGACACTTCCAAAAATATCCTATCCAAAGTTTAAGATGAATCTTATTTCAAATGACCAAGAGATAGAACTAAGACCATTCCTGGTCAAAGAAGAAAAGATTTTGCTCACTGCTTTAGAAAGCAATGACACCAAAGAAATGAACGATTCCATTATTCAGATCATACAGAATTGTATCATCACTCCCGGGATTGTTGTTGAAGAACTTCCGTCTTTTGACTTGGAGAAGGTATTTATCAATCTCAGAATGAAATCAGTTAGTGAAATATCTGAGATCTCACTCAGACATCAAAAATCTACCACTTGCGACCATGCCCAAAAGATTAAGGTTGATCTAAGAAAGGTTGAAACAGTAAAACCAGCTAACCCATCCAGAGTTGTAAAACTTACTGAAGAGATGGGAGTTACAATGCGTTATCCTTCCCCAAAGCACGCCATCAATGCAGACGAAATGAACGTCCAGAGTTTGTTTAAACTCGTGGGCTCGTGCATTGAGAGCATCTATGACGGTGAAGAACTCCATGCAGAATTTACCGAGAAAGAAATTGGGGATTGGGTCGAATCATTATCAGAACCTCATCTTCAGCTACTCTTAGGCTTCTTGGCAGACATGCCATATTTGAGTTTGAAACTAACCTACAAATGCGAGAAATGCAAAGAGGAAGAAACTTATGAGCTCAGAGGGCTCAAGGATTTTTTTACATAAGCCTTAGTCATGCATCCTTATTGAATCGATATATGGAAAATTATTATTTGATGTTTGATCATAAACAAGAAATGGAATATTGGGACAACATGGTTCCATATGAACGTGATATCTATCTTGGCATTCTCATAGCTAAGAAAGAAGAAGATGAAAAGAAGAACAAAAAGAAAGGCGGAGAGATATTCCACGAATCAATCCCCTTCGCCCCAGGAGTTTAATAAATGGTGACGAAAAGAAACATTCCGCTGCCCAATTCAGGTACTGCTGATGGAATTAGCCCCACGACAGCCAAATTGGTTGATAATCTGAATGAAAACCTTCGTGAATACTACAATCTAATCGCCACATCCAATATGAATTTCTTTAAAAAGCGCTTCATGATGATGAAGACTTCTTTGCAGAGAGATTTGCTAGGTGGGTTATCTGATATATCAAAGGGCTCTAATGTCAACTTCTTTTACAAAATGGATGAATCATTAAAGCAAGCCAATGGCAATCTCCTTCAGATCACAGATGAATTGAGAATGGGTCGTACAGACGCACAGAAATTAGCAGACAAGAACGAAGTCAAACACGAAGAAGAAAAGCGTGAAGGCAAAAGCATTGGTGAAATGCTTAAACAGTTCTTGACTAATACTCGTGATAGAGGTGAAAAAGTAAAAGGTAAATTCGGGACAGGATTTGGTAAAGGAGTAGATTTAGGCGCTCTATTAGATCCTTCTCTGGCGAACGTGATGCTCGGTAATATGTTGACAGGATTTATGGGTAAACTCGTTGGCGCTCTTGCTTCTGCATTAACCTTGGGCTTAGGGTTGCTAACAAGCGCTGGCTCGGCCGGTGTTCTTGGGGGTCTGTCTATTGGACTTTATGATGCCTTCAATGCTGTGGTTAAAGCACAAGACTGGGGCGTAAGCAAAGCAGCAGCCGCATTAGGTGGCTTCATTGCAGGATCGGATAGAATTGTAAGAGCTTCGTTGCTCACCTCATTCGGTACTTGGAAGAATGTTGCTAAATGGGGTCTGATGGGCATGGGAGCAGGCGCAGTCGGCGGTCCTCTTGGTATGCTAGCAGGTGGTTTAATAGGTGCTGTATTTGGTTTGGTTATGTCTTACATCGGTCCAGAAAGAATCGCAGCATTTATCCAGAAGACCGGTGATGGATTAAAGAAAATGTCCGACGCTTTCTTCGGAACCAATTTTTATGATGCTGATACTATCAAATCTCGACTTCAACAAATAGAAGACAGTATTAGCGCTCACAAAACTCAGATAGAGGAAAATCTAAAACAAATCGGAATTCTAATACCCCAACACCAAGAAGCAATCGCTAAAGGCGATTACATTCTTGCTGAGAAACTCTCTGCACAAATCAAATCCCTAGAAGACATGAACAAGGATATCCAGGCCGATGACAAACAGGCTCGTATTGATCTCGAAGTTTATAAGAATGATTTAAAGACTGTTCAAGATGGACATAGCAATAGCATGAAAGAATACTTCAAGAGTTGGTTCTTTGTTACAGAAGAACAAATTAAAGAAGCAGAAGAAAAAGAAGCTGCTAATAAGAAATGGGTAGCAGAATTCGATGCTAAATGGGCAAAGAAATTTAAAGACGGCAAAGACTACATAGTAGAAGGTTTCTGGAATCTATGGGATAAAATAACTAGAGCATTCTCTGGTATCGGCGATCGTATCTGGAACGCAATTAAAGGCGTTGCTTGGGAAAAGATGAGAGGCAATTCAATCACTGAAGCTATTTATTCAGGAATGTTTGGAGATGCTCCTGCAAGCGTTACTTTAGAAAACGGTATGCGAGATGATCGTGTAAGTGGTACTTTATCAAAACCAATGGGAGAAGATCTAGTCGGAGCGGCGGCGACTTATGCAATAAGAGGCACGGCTTCGGTGATAGACGCGTTGACTCCAAGGCCAGGGACCTCCCCTAACATAGGTAGAGGCTCAACCGCATCTGCGGTCTCACAATCATTTTCTCGTATAGAAGCACAAAAAAGAGCTCATGACGCATTACTTCAAATGAACATCGCACCTCAAACGATTGTGACACAAGACAATAGACAGAATTTGAATACCAATGTTACGAATTCAATCGTCTCGTCCCCATATTCAAGACAGGGTCTATTCACCAGAACAATGAACGGCGGAGGTGGCTACTAATGTCCTCACAAACAATCCAGGCCATCTTACTTGATGCCCAGCAGAAGAACATAGGTCCAGCAAAGACCTTGACTGCTCTGCGTTGGTACATGAATCAGGCAAGAGTTGTTCAGACTAACTCTTCCAAAATGATCAGAGAGTTTGATGCCGACCAATACAGAACATCAACCCAGCTTATGGTGGGTAGAATGTATTATTTCTTCTATGATCCAAAACACAAAAAAACTCTTCCATATTATGATACGTTCCCTTGCATATGGATTTTGAATATCTATAACGATGGTTCCATGTTAGGATTGAATCTTCACTATCTTCCATATCTTCTTCGCGCTAAACTCATGGACGCTTTATTAGATCTTGAAAACAATGCAAAGCTCCAAAAGAATATTAGATTGAACATCAGCTATAACATTCTGAAGTCAACTATCAAATCGCCTTATTACAAATACGCGATAAAGAAATACTTGTTTAAGCATGTGCGTTCCAAATTGATTAAGATCAACCATGAAGAGTGGCCAGTAGCAGCGTTCCTGCCAGTTCATAGCTTCCAGAAAAAGACAGCCTTCCAAGTATGGGCTGATACGAGAAAAGGATAATGCCAGAATATAGTTTCGACGGCAATGATAGGCTGAAGCCAGCTGGTGTTGTCATGCACCTCACAGCTAAAGAGGTTATGGAAAGAATTAAATGCCAGAACGATCCGCTCTACTTCATTAAGAATTACATCAAGGTCGTTCGTCCTGGATATGGTATGGTGCCTTTTATTCCGTGGCCTTATCAAGAGGAAATGGCCAAGCTAATTCTTGGCAATAGATTCGTTATAGGCAAACTCTCAAGACAGTCGGGCAAGTCAACAATTGCTGCCGCTGTTATTTGTTGGATGATGCTCTTCTCAGAAATTGATAGAATCAATATTCTAGTTGCTGCTCACAAAAGTGCAGCAGCAGTTGAAATTATGCGTAAGGTGAAGATTGCTATTGAAAACGTCCCATCCTTCTTACAGTTGGGTATCGTCAAATGGAACGAGTTGGGTGTAGAACTTGAGAATGGTTCGAGATGTACGGCGGTGACGACAACGGCCGATACAGGACGTTCAGGTTCTTATGATATGATTATGTTGGATGAGTTCGCATTCGTGCGTCCAAATATTGCAGAGGCATTTTATACATCATCATACCCTACAATCGCCTCGTCGCCTACTTCTAAAGTTGTTGTCCTTTCTACACCAAATGGAATGAATCTTTATCATAGCATGTGGGACAAGGCAGAGAAAGGCGAATCGGATTACAAGCCAATCAGCATCAAATGGGACGACGTTCCAGGAAGAGACGAAGAATACAAAACACTAACCATTGCCAACCTTGGTCATAATGGCCAAGCTCAATGGGAACAAGAATATGAATGCCAATTTGCTGGTGGTTCAAATTCTTTGATTCCTTCAGCGGCTATTATGATGCAGAGAACAAGCGACCCGATTAAAGTTCTTCCTCCAGACGAAATTAAAGTATGGTATGATCCAGTTCCTGGAAACAGCTATATGATCTGCGTGGATACGGCCAGAGGTAAAGGCATAGATTATTCGGCGTTTACAGTTATTGATATCACTGCTCCACCTTTCGAGGTTGTTGCTACGTTCAGAAAAGATGATTGTGATGTCATGTATTATCCTGAAATTATTCATCACGCGGCTAAGATTTACAATGAAGCGCTCTGTCTAATTGAAACGAATGATCTCGGTCAATCTATCGTGAACACATTATTCTATACCATCGAATATGGTAATATCTTGGGTGTCGAAACTAAGGGGAAGACAGGGCAAGTGCTATCAGGCAATGCTACCCAGTTGGGTATCTGCACCAGTGCTAGAACCAAATCAGTTGGATGCCAGGCTTTGAAGGCCCTCTGTGAAAGCTCTCAGATTAAAGTCAATGACTGGGAAATCATCAGAGAGATGTCAAACTTCGTACGAACTGGAAACAGCTACAAGGCTGAAAAAGGAAACCACGACGATCTTATTATGACTCTGGTCTTATTTGCTTGGGCAACGACTCAGGATTATTTCTCGAGCTTAACCGAAACGAACATCAGAGAAGTAATGTTTGCTAAGCGTATTGAACAGGCGGAGCAAGAGCTATTGCCTCACGGATTTAGCAATCAAGACGACAACTACGAAGTCGAGATATTCTCAGACAATTTTTAAGGAGCAAAAATGCCAAGCAAATTCACATTGGGATCATCTTTATGACACCTTTAGCAAGAAATATCCTAAAGCTGACTACGCTAAATTAGCGAAGGACGCTTTGAAGGCTTACGGAATCAAGTAACGTCATTGGTTTTGACGCCTCCAGAGAAGGCATCCCCATACCACGAGATCAAAATAGATCTGTCATCAAGCGTATGAGCATTGAAAGCAATTTGTCTGTCAGTCAGAGTCTGCAGCATTCTGTCGAGGAATTTAATATTCTTTTCGTCAAACTTTCTTCTATTCATTTTTCTTAGACTCCTTATTCACGTTCCCTTTTGCTTTTACGACCGGCGAGATAGCCGACATAAATGCTAGGGATTGACACGTGATCAGATTAACGATCTCGACGTCGTCTAAGGTCTTCTTGAACGGAAAATCCACAGAGTTGAATTGCACCAGATGGATGGTGGTAAACTCTCCGTCCTCCCGAACATAAGTAAGCACTTCCTTTCCTTTGAACGAATTAAGGTTCATGAATTGTATGGTATTCATTAGTCCTTCTTTGATTTTGTCGTTCATCGGCGCATTGATTGCTGACGAATACACGATAGGTATCAATCTCTTGTTTAAAAATGGTCTAAAATATTCGTCAATAACTAACTTGGTCGACATGCGTGCCGCTTCCCTATTTCTTCTTATTCATAAATATAACACAGATTACTTTTTAGAATCAAAGGTTTATTTAGTTGGAAGGTCTCTTTTAATGCGAGGTTTGAATGTGTAATTGACGCCGCCTGGTGTAGTATTATCAAGATCTATGTCACCGTCCATAGGTTCGAATTCGCCCTCATCACTATCGGCGCCTTTAATCTGACGTTGAGTCTCGCTGATCTTTTTACGAACTTCACCTTTGGGATCTTTTATTTCAAACATACGCGGTCTTTTCTGACCCTCTTCGAAGATAGTCAAGACTAGAACATCTTTCTCAATTTCTGTGACGTTGATTATCTGAAATGACACATTAGCCAACGCCTTAATATCTTTTGATGGATATCCCATTTGGGCAATGAGTGAAGAATAAACGTACAAGCAGAACAAGACATAGCCAGGAATGAGAACTCCGAATAGCTTCTTATTCAATTTGATTTTTTCAATGGCGATGAAGATGCAACCAGCAGCTAAAATGGTGAACACGATCGTGAATAATATGAAACTGATCATTTCTTCTCCTTATGGAATAATAGAGTTGCCGACGCCAAGGCGTCTGGTCTGTACTTCATCTTGGATAAAATAACTCTTGATATTGCTGATATTTGAAACATCCCCCTTTTCGTTCATGAAGAATGTAAACATCGAAGCTTCTTGATTTGTTCTATCCATGATTACATCCCCCTCATATAACACAGTATAGGTCGGATTCAATTTAATGAATTTTACGCTTACGGGTGTCTTCCCTTCGTCATTTTTCAAATACATGAAAAGATTGAACGTATAGGTGCCTTCGTAAAAGCCTCTGAGTGAAATAGTTTCTTGGTTGGATTGAACAGTTTTAACCGTTTTATTTATGACGATAGAGTCTGTAGCAGCTCCTCTGTCGTCTAATTCTAAGTGGAAAAGTTCTACTAGCGGAGTGATATAACTGACATATCTTCCACTAGGTGTTCGCAACCAAGAGTCAACATCGTCTCGATTATCATCTGGCCACTGAACTTGAATGATAAACTCAGCGTTTCGTTGAGAGTTAGCTAGAACCTTTTCTATTGATTTTGGGTTTACGTTTAAGAAACTGACTAACCAAAAAGCCGTGCAAACGAATAAGAGGTTAAAGAGTACGTCTACCAACGCAATGGGGATTAAGAATCTGCTCATCTATCAAGGATCTTCAATTGTATCTTGAGGAATACCGAGAACAATAACCCGGAGAATGTAGTATAGAAAGCTACAGAGCTAGCAGCAGCAATCTTGGGAATAACTTCTTTGATCGTCTGCGTAGCATCGACATTTTCAAGGAATACATTGAATAGCAGAATCATGCCTGCTACTGTTCCAAGAATACCGATAATCTGAAGTAAATCTGATATGAACCAAAAATCTTCATAACTTGGTTTCTGATCTTTCCAAAGATTCCAACCTATAATTCCTGTGCAACTTAGATAGATTGCAATGGTCAATGTGGTTAGAAAGAAATGATCAGCCGCAACGATGAAAGGAACTACGCCCATAAACACCGCCCCCATCAATCCCGATAGGGTTAATGAAACCCAGAGGAGCCATCGATATTTTCTATTTGTAATCATTTAAACTTCCTTAATGTGGATAGTCGTATCTTATTTTCTTAATTGCCTCAAAATAATCTGAGCACTTGCCAGTATGTTCGTTCACGTTGCCTGCTTCATCGACAATCAATATTGCATACTTACTTATAGTGATGCCCGTTCTTTCTTTGAACATTATCGCATAGATGGAAGCCTGGATAAAATAATCTTTTATCCATTCTTCTTTCTTTTCTTTGGTTGTAGTTTTGAAATCGATGATAGCCGGTTCGTCTTTATAGACGCCGATTAAATCGGTTCTTCCTGCTAGCTTCAATGCATGTGAATATAATGGAGCTTCTAACGCCCAAGTCTCTGACAAGTTTTCTGCAAGCACCTTCTTCATAGGGGCATACATCGACCAGTAAAAGGGATTCGTGTCCGCCATGGTCACGACATCCCCTTTAATGTGTTTTTCAAGAAGGTTGTGAACTGCCGTTCCTCTTCCTGATGCCTGTTTCATAATCCTGTTGGCTTCTTTTTCGCCAACTCTTTTACGCCACTCGTTAATCGCATCTTTCTTAAAGTAGCCCAACATAGAAGTCACTGATGGATATTTCTTTCCGTCTGGTGTCTTATAAAATCGGGCTCCCTTATCGTAGCTTACTTCCAACTCTGGGAGCTGGTTCTGATATTTAAAAATCTATTTCCCCTGACTCGGCCAATGCCTGTCTTGCGATGATATAAGTCTTAACAAATTCTGATCTGACAATGTCATCTGTGTTGAATTCAATAGCTCTGAAATTTTTCATCTTCTTAGCGATTTTGGAAAAATTTACAAGCCCGGACTTCTCTCTATGTTTCGAGAGTAAGTCATTCTGCAGAATATCTCCACAGATGTATATTTTACAGTTTTCTCCAGTTCTAGTCAAGACCGAATGTAGTTCCATATCAGTCATGTTCTGGGCTTCATCAATAATGATGACACTGTTCGTTATGGTCGTTCCACGCACATATGATGTTGAAATGAATTCAACCTGACTCTTTCTTTTTAGAGTTTCATAAGCGTCTCCACGACCGTAGAGTTCTGAGCAGATGCCATAATACGGAGCTTCGTAAATACGAGCCTTATCTTTGGCATTTCCTGGCAAGAAACCTATTTCACGAGAAGGCACAAGGCTTCTAATGATTAGCATCTTGTCAAATTTTCTTTGTTCAATATCTTTGAGGCCTAGATAGAAACTAAGGAATGTTTTACCTGTACCTGCTGTTCCATGAAGGAACATATCGAAGCCTTTGGAGTTTGCCTCGAACATCTTCTTTTGATTGGTAGTCATCGGCTGGATGTCTTTTAACTTAATATCCAAAGAAGCTTCTTCTCTAGATCCAGTTTTGTTTTTTCTTTCTTTACGTCTTATTCTTCTAGCAGCTTTCGTGTCTAGATAGATGTCGTCGATTATTAGTTCATCCATTATAGCGTTCTCCTGGTTTATTGTTTTTATACGCTTGATTAGATTTGCCCGATGTTGCCTGTGTTTATGGTTGATCCTCTGTTAGACTTCTTGATTCTTTTAAGCATGTCATTCCATCCTGCATCTGTTTTGATGCCGGCTCCTGAATATGAAATGCTGGGCGCAGAGAGCAATTGCTCTATATCTGGATTCTGAAGAAGTGTGTCGCATTCTGCCATGGACATCATTTCAGTCCATTCTTCTTCGGTTACTTTGTTTCTAAATGAGTACGTAGGAATATTCTTTCTCCGTTCCTTTTATTTATACTTCTGACTCTTGCTGCTTATTTCCAGCTGTTGAGGAAGTCTTGATAATCTTTCTTATTTATGAATGGGCTGTTGACGTGGATTGGAATGTTCCAAGGAAATGCGGTTATGGTCCTATGGGAAATTTCAGCCGCCAACTCGGGTGTCCGATCTTCTTTTTTTTTCTCTTCTCGATCGTCTGACGAGTACCAAGATGGAACACCTATCATCACTGAATCAGTTGTATCGTAGATGATATTGTGGATATATCTTTGGTCATCAATTTCCATCAGATAGCAATGATCTTTCTTGAGTTGCACAGTCGGACCGTTTAGATGAAAGAGATCAGTTGAGCTCTTCCCTCTGAAATACTGTCCAGCGTCAAACTGTAGGTGAACTAGGATTCTTCTTGGCAGCTTACTTCTTGGAGCATTGCCTATGAAATGATCTTTGATTCTAGCTAGATCTTCTAGGAATTTATTGGATAGGATGTTTGCAGAGTATTCCGTCATCTCTTTGCTGCTGTTCTTCACAGCGACAAACATCAAATTTTCTATTAGCTTTGGTGTGAGCATTATGTTGAGATCATCTTTGATCTCTAATTTCGTGCCTGTATTCGTCGTCACATTCTTTATTGACGATTTTTGTTTATCCGTTAAAAACATCTCGCAACTCTCCATAAACATTTTCTGCATCTATTTTCCTGAAGATCAAACTCTGAGATTCTGGAAAGATGAAGACAAAGTTCACTTTAGGATTCTTGTTAGCAAACCATGTAAAGTATTTCGTTCTCGCCGCTGTATCTGCCAAAGAGGTCTTTGTTTCTGGGCCATAAGCATTAGAGCCATCAAAAATGTTGCCGAGATTTAATGCGGCGTTCTCAATTACAAAATCCATTCCAAAACAAACAAGTTCGTTGAACCCTTGATCGATGGCGTATTGCATGGCAATCATTCCTGCATTTGCTCTAGGACGATTTGGATTATATTCTTCTGGTTCATAACATTGATCTTCTGGGGGGGCATAGAGTTTCTCTTGAGGAAAATCTGAATCTCTAATTTCTTGGATCATCTTCTCATCTAGAGCAAAAAGCATATCGATCATTCCCGGATCTTGTTCACGATACAAAGCATTGCAACCATATATCGGCGATCCTGAATAGATACCACCTACATCTAATTGGGTTCTGGTTAGACCATTGCCAATTATTCGAACTCTTTTTATTTCCATTTTTCCGCCAATAGAGGGAATGCTTCTTCAATAAGTTTCTTTGTTACAGATTTCTGTGGAACTGTACGAGCATCCTTAGCATGACAAAGAAGTTTTGCATCTGCAGGATGAATTGTTTGAAGCATGTCAATGAACATAGATTCCAATTTTCTCTTCTTCATATCTGGATATGGTGAGAGGTTGGTAAAATATGACAGGCGCTTCATCTCTTGATATATTCTTCCACGCAATAAGTTCTCATCTTCTTGAGGAAGAGTGTATGGCGGAGTTCCCTCTGGCACTTTCCATTTGACTTTTGGATTATAGATCAGCCCAAGTATTTCCTTAAATTGTTTGCTTGAGTTCTTATGAAGAACGGCAATCTTTTCTGCATTGCCTTTTGCTGCGTCTACTTCGTTAAAAATTTCTGTGAATGTCTTTAGATTAGACATGTTTTCTTCTCCTTAAAATTCGGTGATCTTATCAATCATATTACGCAAACTGCTTTTGATAAAATAAGGAAGAAGCTTCGATCTGTCTGTGACTCCTGGCTTAGCATATTCATCCATAGTTGCGATCTTTACCTTTTCAGGCAAATTCATCAATGAGATAAGCTGCTCGTTTCTTTTATATCGAGCAAGTGTGTCTTCGTCAAAGACGTTCTCAGGAACAGAAGATATCCAATGTTCTAGTTTCTTACTTGTAATTGTTCCTTGACGCTTGTTCATAATGAACGTATCATCAGCACTCAAAATATTAGGAACTCCATCAGACTTGTCGCCTCTAATAATTTGTTCCACAAGGAATCTATCAGGGCTGTCACATTTTACCATCTTGCTTTCTCTAGGTGAATAGATAGCCAAGTCGGTAAGTTTCTGTAATTGAAAAAAGTCTTTATCATTTGAGACAATGACATGAGGCCCAGATGTTTGATGCGCTAAAACAGCGATGATGTCATCTGCTTCTAAACCATCAATCAACAATGTCTTATATGGGAAGTTTTCTTTTAGTTCAGTACGAATTTTATTCATAATCTTAAAAAGACCAGGCCAATCAAATGTCGCTGCTTCTCTTGAAGCTTTCCGATTTGCTTTATAATATGGGAAAACTGTTTTTCTCCAGACGTTTGGTCCGTCGCAACAAATAGTGATTTCACCGTATTTGTCGAGAAACTTTGCTCTGGCATGGCGTATATTGTTCAAGATAATGTGCCGAATAAATGATTCATCAAAATCATCGGCGCCTTTCATTTGTAGCATAATGCTTGAAATAGCAACACCATTATAATCAATTAGTATCATAGATTTCCTTATTCTTTTTCGTCTTCCTCAGGATCAACAATGACCTCTAAGTCATCTTCAAGTTCCTGGGGGATTTCCATCCCGCCGTCTAAGGTATCTACAATATCTTGGATTGGGTGAAAGTATCCGCTTTGACGCATGAGTGCCGATCTTAACGATTCATGAACTAGGTTATAGTCCTTGAAGAATCTGGTCGTCATCGGGATACCGTGATTGCTCATTTGAGCGAGCAGTTGCTTCATATAATGATGCACGAACTTGTTTAGATCTTCTTTTGGTATGACATTTAAATCTATTTTCTGATCTTTATGTCTTTTCATTAGTGGAAATATATAGATGTTGTCTTCTTTTTTATTCTTAATTTCCATTTTATTTCCTTGGATTAACCGTTTATTTATAACTAAATCCCTCCTATATTCCTATGCTGTTTAAATCTTGAAGCCGTTTCAAATCGGCCTTTAACTGGTCGCGCTCGGCTTCCAGCTTGGCTATTTCTTCGCCCATGAACCTGGCTTTGCCTGATGATATTGATATATCAAGCCGCTCTGTGTCCATTCGTGGAAAATTGTCTTGATCGTTTGCTCTGTTTATCAACTCCTTGCCGAAGAAGTTTAGAGAAGCTGCCGTAACATATGTTCCCATTCTTTTAATCTATACTCCCAATTGTATTGGACTCTAATGTATTCTTTTTGCTTTTCGATATTGTTCCGTACCGTCTCGCCTGAATAATTGGTAATGACTGCGTTCAAGAGCGATGCAAACCGTTGCATATTTTCTACTTTGTTTTCTGTCCATCTATAGGTGAAACCGTAAGAGTTGAGGGTCTCTGGTAAGGCCGCGTAGTCATTCGCAACAACCGCGCAACCCGCCGACATCGATTCGAGAGCTGCCAAACAAGAAGTCTCTGGCCAGATGGATGGGAAAGCAAACATATGCGCGCGTTCCAATGCCTTTCGTACTTCACTATTAGATACGCTGCCATGATTAGTGATGTTTGGATGGACATCACAAGCATCAAACAATCTTCTATAAGCTTCATCTCTTTCTGGCCAACCATAAATTTTGAATGATGAGTACACATCTAAGTGTATGGCGGGATGTTTTTTTACTAACTCCATAAACACTGGGATTAGAATTTCTAAGCCCCTGTGTGGGGTTGTGTGGTATATTAGACGTAAACCGTCTTTCACAGGAGGTTTCTTAACCGGTCCAAATGGTACGATTGCGTTCTTCAGTACGATAGATTTATCGTAAGGAACTCCTAGATTTGTGTGATATGTCTGGAATTGATAGTTAGACACGAACACCAATTGATCGAATCTATCTCTGCTTTCCTTAACCTTTAGATGCTGAGATTCTGGGTCATCATAAGTGTCATGTAACCAGAGAATCTTTTTCTTGCTTGGATCTAAATCAGCATCTCTAACTCGAGAGCAAATGATCTGAAAATTATCTAAGAGTTTTGGATCTAAGTGGCTGGTCAGATAACGGTAGAGTTGTTCAGTGCCACCATTTGATTTGGCATGAATTCCGTTTTTGTCTGGTGCTACGTCTTTAAACTTAAATCTTTGTGGAGGCGCTTCTTCGGTGTCGACTAGTTTATACTGCAAGTTTCAGTTCTTGACCCTTCTTAATCAGTTCGTCGTATCCACCTATGCTCTCGCCATTGATTATGATTTGCGGAACAGTTCTAGCTGAAGGGAATTTTTCTTTAAATTCTTCAACTGTATAATCCCGATTCAATTTGAACTCTGTATACGGGATCTTATTTCTATCGAAAAACAGTTTCGATGATGTGCAGTACGAGCAATTGTCTTTGCTATAAATTTCTACGGTTGCGGCCATTTAGGTTCCTCTACAATTAGCGTCATGCCATCTTTTAAACATTCCAGCTTTGGCTTTCTTCCCGCAGTTTGTGCATCCATTATTTATAATAAGGGAGCGTTTCATCATTTCTTACCTAGGCTTGAAACATCTGATTTCATTATAAACATTGCAGGCCCTTTGTTATAAGGTACTCCAACACTATTCGCCTTTTCATACATTGCCGCAACGGTCGCATCGCTTTCTTCAGCGCCCCTTTGCCATTTGTGTCGATATAGCAAATCCTTCTTGGTTCCAACGCCTCTTGGGACGCAGTCCGAAGTCTTCGCCACTCTTGGATCTGGTACAAATACTTCAGGGAAGAAATTCGGCATGTTACGGCGATCGAACTTAATCTCACCTATTCCATGCTTGTTTAGAAACTCTGCGTGCGTTCTTTGCGCTATCACTAAGCTACGTGGTATTCGCTTCCCTTGCATTCATTCATCCTTGGCATAATTTATGCTTACATTATAAAGGGATAACTGAATAAAGTCAAGATTCTAATGTAGACAGTGAAGGCATCGTTCGCATTCACTGTCTTCGCCATCATTGGGAATTTCAACATAATTATCACGAGCATACAATAACGAGTCATATTCGTCTTGTGCTGCGGCGAGAATCATGTCGGCGGCTTCAATCATTTTATCGACATGCTTCAGCGGTGGCTTATCGTCGCAATGCCATTCGAGATTGCCTTTGCCATATTGCAAATCGTAAAATTCTTGGTATTCTCTGATCTGAACGCCGAGGTCTATGTTAGGTGATATGATAAGAAATTCCCAGTTCCAGTCATTGCCTGTTTTGGTAAGTTTTTCTCGGTGCGCGATCCAAATTCGATTATTGTTAGTTGCGACTTCATACCCTGCAATTAAAGTCATTTACCACTCCCGCTATTTTATCTTGTCATACTAATCTGTGTTAAATCAGTTGCCTTAGAACTATGTTAAACATAACAGTAGATTTTATCAAGCAGATTGTTCAGGAAGTGAATAATTTTAAATAATCAACTTCTGTTATTGAAGGAACATGGCTGATATGTTATTACTGTTCTGTAAGGGATAAAGATAAAAAGAAACGACGAGAAGGCAGTAAAAAGCGGTTATCCAATATCTTTTGCAACTGTTTATGCAGACTTTGACACCTGCTTGAATCAGTCACTACTAACAAAGACAGGGAGAAGACCGGGTCCTGCGACCCGGTCTTCTCCCTTACGACTTAAAGACTAGGCGGCCGTGAGACGTTGCGTAGACTTGCGACCAGCCTTCTTGTCGAAAGCACGTCGTGCTTCGCTCGCTCGCAGCTCTCGGCCCAGGAAACTACGCCCCTTCGTGGTCAAAACGAACTTGCCCTTCGGCCGCCCAATATCGCCCATCTCCGGCTTTTCGTAGGCGATGAAGCCCAAGATTTCACCGAGATTGCGGCTGATGTGGTAGCGGGTCATAGTTTTCGCAGGAACTGGAAGTTCCTTCGACAAAATACCCAATACGTTGACGACTGTTGGACGATCAAAAACTCTTGTTTGACGCGACATAATGTATTTCTCCTGTTTGACACTACTAACTTTCAACGAAATTACTATAATGCTTTGAAGGCATTAAATAGCTTCTCGCCTATCACGAACATAGTGACTAAATCAGTAGATGTCAACTAGATATTTTAAAATGATCTAATCTTTCTTGAAAAGAGTTAATCAATTCAGGCCTTGTTCTTGACCCAAATTCTTTTTCTTCCGATGGCACGTCCAACGGCTTCAATAGACGCCGATTGTGGGCGGCGCGTGTTTTTCGTAAACCAACCACGAAGAGTGGTGACGCTCACGCCGCTCCGGGCATTGATATCCTGCCAAGACGATCCATCATCAGCAATCAACGTTCTCAACTCATCAATCACTGGATCTTTGTCGACAAATCGATAGGAAAGATATTGGCTGATTTTTTGGACCCCTGTCGAATGCCGGCCTTTCTTAGCTTTGCGCTTTGCTTTTGCCATGATTACTTCTTCCCTTCAATAAGAAAAGCCTTGCCTTTGCTTCTCTTGACACGGCCGAGTTTCGACAGCCGGGCAATCGCGGCATAATATGCTCCTGGTTTGAAGCCTGCCTTCTCGTAGAGCTTGCGGCCAACTTCAGTGGCGAGACCATCTTTACCGGCCTTGCCAATCCATTTGATCAGCTTGTCGGTGCCTGACTTGCGCTTGCCATCAATACGTGGCTTGTTCAAATGGTATGGAATATCTTCGACCCATCTCATTTGGAAATCGGATACCCTGCTGCTTAAATCTGCAGCAAGAGTGCCGACCTCAAACTCACTTATAAGGAACGACACTTGGCAGAGCCGCTCCTTTGATGCCTTCTTAGGTTTTCTGGTTTTGGTGAGCAATTTTGTCTCCTTTGAAAAGTCTACGCTCAAATCAAATATAAAGTTGAAACGTTTTCTTAACAAGAAGTATTTTTGAATTGTTAAAGAGGGGGCCGAAGCCCCCTCAGTACGCAGTACAACTTCTTAGGCTGCTACAGGCTTCAAAGCCTTAACAGCTTCACGGCGCAACATGGCCATGTGATTCTTCCGGGCCTTCTGCTCGGCGGTCAACGGCTTCGATTTGGCCGGTTCCTTGGGGGTCTTGGCGACCTTCACCTTGGCGATCGACGGCGCCGGCTGCTCGGTTTCCAACATCTGCTCGTACCACTTGCGGCCGGTGGCGGTGAATACAAATTTGCGCTTGGGGCGACCACGGATTCCCAACTTCGGGATTTCGTTGGCCACCTTGCCCAAGAAGGCGTGTTCCACATGGTAGCGGGACATCTGGGTTACTTCCTGGCCGGCAGCAATCGCCTTGGCCACGGCCAGAATGGTTGCGCGATCGAAGACCTTGGCCTTGCGAACGCCAGTCTTTGGTTGTGTGTCGGTCATGTTGTTCTCCATCTTCTATGACACCTTAACTGGTCATCATATTCTGAATATAAACATTTCCACAAATTAATCAAGAATTATTTTACAGAATTCGCAATTATTTTGAGTACTTCTTCGTCGCTCAAACTCCCAAGATCATTGCCTTCTGTACAGAAAGCAGCTGAGTGGCCCATCTTGGCTAGCTTCTTTCCAGCATCACCGCTGTCGCAAATTGCTATAATCCTACGATTCAAACTATTCAGCCAGCTATAGAGTCTTTTTGGATTGTTCGACAGAAGAGCCACTGCTGGATACCCCAGGTTGTGGACCCGTATTGCATCAAAGATCCCCTCAGTGACAAATAGCACATCAGGTTTATAGTCAAAAGTTTCTAACCCCCAGACGCCGATTGCTCTTTTACCTTTAGTCTGATCATCCCCTTCTATTTTAACATAGGAATAATAACGGCCAAGAGTTTCGTGGTTGCGTCTTTCTTTATCTTGCAGAGGTCGATATGTCTGATAGCCTACTATCTGACCAGACAGATTATATAGAATAAAGGTCGCGCTTGGATCTACATCGTTGTCGTCAATGGTTATCGAACCATAACGCTCAAATTGTATATGTCTTCCTACCAAATGGTCAATCAAATTAAACATCGAACTGTACCTTTATTCCAACTCGTGTCGAAGATGCATTCGGCCCACCGTAAGTTGATAGAAGAAATTTCTTCAACTTCGGAAGCTCAGGCATCCGCAGCACGTTTCTACCTAGTCCTGTGTGAAAGAATTTAGTTGTCTCGTCCTTCTTATTGAATACTGCGAGATAATGATTATTAGACTCAACTAAATTATCTTGAATAAACCGTCTCACAAATTCTAAGATCAGATGGTCTTCTGTCTTAAAGAACTCGGGCATTCTACCCGACTTCGACGTGTGAGCGTCTTCTGATAACCCAGTAGCAGGCTCTAAATTGTCCTTAATATAATCTAAAATCCCCAAGAAGTCAAATGAATATTTTGTAGAATCGTTTATTTTGTGATGTGTCTTTCTGTCAAACACGATAAACATTCTAGCCAGATAGTTCAGATCAGGTGGAATTACAGAATTTCTAGAAATGCTCTTGTCGAAGATAGTAATATAAGATTTCCTATTGTGTGCATTCTTCACTTCGACTTGAAACTTGCGTTTCTTAATTTGTACTTCGATGTCAGGTTTATTGCTACCTGGAGGCGCAATACCGTCTAACTCAAAGCTGAGCTTTCGTTGAACACAGAACTTTTCCAATTCTTTGAATACGCAATATTGCGAGTATGACCCGTTGCCAATCCTGCTCTGCGCTGTTGATGATGGCTTTTGCACATAACTTATTGGAACAAAACCTTCGGGTTGGTTTATGCTCGTTAATGAAACCTTGGCGACGTGTGTATCTCTTGAGAAACCTACGGATTTGCCTAAAAAGACTTCTGCGGGGTATGTAAAAAATAATGGCGTACCTTTGGGAAGGTCTATTCGTCCGCCGTCAAATGTAAAAATAAAAGTGTCCCGAAGTAACGGGAATCCCTCATCGTAACGATATTCACTCTTGTCGGGAGATTGCGGAACATGAATTGTTCTCTGCCCGATGGATATAAACTGTTTATTATTACCTACATCATATGGAAAATTCTTTACAGAAAATCCATTGCTAGTAATATCTTATTCCTTGTTAGTCGCCATATTCGTTTCTGATCGCTGAGATCGTAGACTGCAATGCGTCAATTGATTTGTCGTGATCCAGGCTTTTTCTCAAAGCTCTGTAGGTTTTATAGAGACCGTTGAAAGCAGCGGCAGAATGCCACCATTCAACTTGCGCTTCAAACCATTTCTTGAAGTCTTCTTTAATGAGGTCTTCGGGAGAGATTAAATTCACTCTATTCCTTATTTATTAAAAATGGCTGGTGTCTCTAGACTACTCAAGTCACGAACTCTTTCCCAAGACTCCATTTAGTTCTTAACCAAAAGTGAGCTAGAGGCGTGACCTCTCCGTTCAGTTTTTTTGGTCAGTAACGAACTAGCCCTTCCACTGCTGGACCCTGCCCCTACCAATCTTTATAGTAACATTATTCTTGATGTAAATCGAGAAGAATTTCTGACGGTATAAAATCGCGCCATTTATCTTTCTTGAATTCCTTCGTTCCCTTGTACGTGTGAACAGCATAGAGATAAAGTTTTTCATCATGCCAGTTGAACATTGGGCTATATCGTTCTTTCCAGCACTTGTTCACGAATGCGAAATATGCTGGGATATGAGAAACCCAAACTTCTGCATCCATACAGGCAGCGGTTGTCCTGTCATGTGGATCGTCTCCGGGGCAATATTCAACAAGCCTGAATCCTGTATGTTCATGATCCCCTTTAGGAATCATACGAATCCCGGGGTGTCTTTCTTTTTTCTTGGCCATCACAAAATCCTCTTCTGCGAAACATCAAGAAGGTAAACACCTTCTTCAACCCACATTTGATTGACCTTGTCTCGATCGTCAAATACCATAAAGGGATTGCCGTATTTTTCACGAATATAACGGAGATGATCGCGCTTGACTTTGTCGTCGCTGCGCTTGTCTCCATTCTTCTTCATAATCAATTCGTCGTAATAGACTCGCTTGAATTTCATCCAAGCATCGGTATGAAACCTAGCTGACTCTGATCGTGCTGTAACGATAAGCACAATGTAATCTTCGCTAGCACACATCATTTCGGCGATGGAAAGTATTTGAGGAATGGCGGGATCCTTTACAGACCCCGCCCTGAATGCTTTTTCATTTTTTGGTTCAGTTAGCAGAAAGATCAAACGATTATCATGATCGATCAGGGTTCCATCGACGTCGAACAAAACGATTTTTTTAGAACCTGATTGTGTCATGCTGGATCCAGTAACTGTTGACCAAAACGGTGACGATCATTACCATCCCAAAAGGGAAACCAACGATTGCCGTACCACAAAGGAATATTCCACAAATCTTTTTCATAGTATCAATATAAACGATTTCTCGAACTTGTCAAGAACTCTTATTCATATTCTTCATCATTTTCGATTTCATCAGGGTCTTGATCTTCAATGAGTTCATCATTAACGTCAATAATCTTATGATCTCGAAGGAACTCGAGGGCTTCTTCCAAATAGAGGTCGCCGCCCTCGAGTAGTTCCACATAATATTTGCCTAGGAGCTTCAGTTCTTCTTCCACGGCGTTTAGCTTTCAAATACCGCCATATACGTGTCGAGAACCATTTGTTCAGCGTCACGCTTCTGACGATCCTGTTTAAGAAGTCTCACGACTTTCCTTAGAGCCTTTGTATCAAACCCTTCGGACTTGGCTTCGTTATAGATTTCCTTAACGTCTGCCGCGCTCTTTTCGATTTCTTCTTCAATGTAGTTGAGCCTTGAAACAAAACTCTTGAGTCTTGCTGGTGCTGCTGACACTGAACCGTTGTCTGTATCTGACATTTATTTCCTTACTTTGCGTGCTTTGATTTACTACGCGCTCTTCTTTTTGCGCTGCCGATCTTACGTCGGCCTCTTCTTTTCTTTGGATAAGCCATCTTGGAGTTTCCTTACATAGCTAGCTTGTATGCTTTGTCCCATTCTTCCCAGCGCCTCACGTAGTCATCATTTTCATCTTCGCGCTCGGACTTATTATCCACCTTCGAATAATAATCGTAATAATCAAACTGACCATAGTCAGACGTTCCTCTCCATGGGTTTCTCAAGGAATATGTATTGCTGACATATGCTTCGTTGTCTGGCAATTTATACCAGCTTCCGATAAGATTGACTACTCTTTTATTTTCCTTATTGAATCCCATGAACAACATTCTGTTCGAGGATCCAATAAGGCTCTCAATTGATTCCTTGTAGTTTTGGCTCAAGAAATATTCCGTTGTGTCATCTTTGTCGAGGTCTCCAAAGATATTTGCGAAAGCGAGTGAATCACTTTCTTTTCCAACGGAATCGATATTCAGAGTTCCGTTGTGCATTAACCATAGGTCGGAATTAACCATGAAGGGATGCGCATTATTGTCACTGATATCGCCCTGTGTGGCGAATCTGAAATGATATGCTATTCGATCTTTTGGACCAGCAGCAATCATTTCTTGAATCTCGTCTTTCTTCATGAGACCCTTCTTCGCAATGACTTGGCCATTTTCAGTCCACATCATTCCGAAGCCATGACGGTTATTACCGTAGATATTATCCAAATATTTCATTGGAAATCTAGCACCGGCTGGGATATAAGCAATTAAGCACATTTCTTCTGTTCACTTTCTAATTTTACGATGTAGCCATAAACCATCAATGATTTAATGAAGTTTCTCAATGAAGAGCCATCAATATTCTCATCCAACATTTGAGCTCTTTTTTCAAAGCGCCTCATATATTGGTCACGGTCTGTTTCCCCAGCAAGTTTCATAATCTGCGCGATGAGCTCGTCATCGTCTTTTGCATTAACTAATTCTCTGCTGAAAACCCGATATTTGGTTTTAAGCTGCATTTCTAAGATCTTCCATTCGTTCTACGTAGAAGTTCCTGACGTAGGGTTCGATCGATCTGAATAGATCGTCGTTTCTTTCAATGGTAATAGGAGCCTTATCAAAATTACCAAGCAAAGCTGGGCCCCATAGGCCGAGCTTCTTTTGTGTTAAAACCGAATGACGGCTTTCACAAATCTGTTTTAGTGCTGCGTAAATATGCGGCAGCACGATCAAAACTGTCTTTTCCATAACATAATCATATGACACGTAATATGGATAATCCATACCCAACTGTGGATGATTCGAAATCTCTCTTGAGTTTGATGCGATCCAAGACAAGTTATCAAGAACGTTTTGGAAGGTACTTATGGCGTTCGTGGTGTGAGCCATCCCTAACGCTTTTCTGGCGTTTATTGATCTGAAATTCAATTTCCTTAGTTGTCTTGAAGTCAAACTCACTGACATATTTGCGGTCGCATCGTTGTTGACAATCTTCTCTCTCTGAGTCTGCCAATACTCAATCAATTTCAGCATGTGTTTGAATTTGACTTTTGACTCAAAAGTTGGAACCAACTCATCTAGAATTTCATGAGATAGCTTGTCAGTAAATGTTCTATCGACTTTTGCCAATGAAGCCTTCTTTGTTACTTTCAGAAGTTTTTCTTTCTCTTCGAACGATTTCTTCTGCTGAACATAGGTTTCACGACAGGACTTCATAAAGCCCCGAATGAACATAATCCAATAAATGATTTTTTGAGAATCAAGCGTACCAGCATGATGTCTAAACTCTACTGTACCATATGCCACGAAAGATTTCAAGTTCAATTTATAATATCTGTTCGAAGTTAATGAATCAATCGTCTTAGCCGATTCGTTAATGTTTTGTGAAACGATTGTACGACAATGCTGTGCCTCGTTAGCACGTCTTGAGGCGTGCATCCACGAGTCAATTTTTGCTTCGTGCATCTGATATCTTTTGTAGATAATTTTGGCTTCTGTGAGTGTTATAGTGGAAGCATTAATGTGAACGTGAAGGCCACAACATTTATCAACAATACATCCAATTTCAATCAAGCCATTACAGATCTTTGCGATCTCTTCGAATGTCTCTTTTGTATCTTCGAGAATTGGGCTAACCAATTCATATCCGACAAATCCTTCTTTTCCTACGCTAGCATCAGTTACCAACTTCCAATGTGCTGCGGTGCTATGGGAAAATCCTTCCCATTTGATTTTAACACCAAGTGCCTCTAACTTATTCACGATGAGTTTGAAAGCATAGTTGTGGTAAGGAATAAGTAATTCCAACTCTAGACCGAACTTCATTATCTACCTGTTTTTAAGATTTATTCTATTGGGACGAGTTGTGTTGCAGGCTTAACGAGCCCCGATGCAAACAAATCTTCCTGAGTCTGGTGTGGAGGATTCCAAACTTTGACGTCATTTTCTTCTAGATCTACATTTTTGTGGAAATTACATTCAGGTTTCATACGGTAAGGAAGCATGTAAATATTCACCTTACCGACGATACCATCAAGCATAATATGACAACGATCGTAACCGCCTTCAATTATATCTAGCTGATGGAGCAGCTCATTATCAACTTCGTAAACTTCACCACGAACTCTGAAATCACCACGAGTTACGATGGGGAACGGTGCATGTTCAGAAACAGCCAAGAGATCAAGGAATTTACCTGTATCAAACGTTCCTAAAAATTTACAATGTTGCAGTGCCCAATGGAGAAACAATCCTTTCTTCAAAGATCCATAAACGAATACTCTATTCATATCAAAAATTTCTTCTCATCTTTTGGGGTTTTAACTGCTCATATCAATGCCCAGTATTGTTTTGTATAACACGACAAGTAGGTTATGTCAACGTTTTTTCGTTTCTTATTCCCAAACCAATCTTCCTTTTAACTGCTTGAGTTCGCCGTCTGTAAATTGAAAGCCCCAATTTTCACCTGCGTCGTCGCCTTCTACTGAACTGAAGCATACTGAGCCGTTGACCTTATATTCTTTCAAAATACCAAGAAAGTCATCATCATAAAGCGGGGCGCTCATATGTTCCATTGCATCATGATCGAACCCAATGGTTCCATCACCGCTGTTATGGTAAAGGCATTGATCATTATCTTCCGCCCAAGCGTTAAGTTTCTCAAAGCATTCCTTCGACACTTTTAGATCGTTCTTCACAACACCAATTGACCAACTCATTATTTCTTAATCCCAATTTGAACCCATTTGGAACGATAAAGCTCAACTGTCTTAACCGCCTGCCCTGGACGAACTGTTTCGATGTTTCTTTTAACATCATCCATAGTTGGAACCCAAGACTCGTCTTTTCCTTTAGCAACTTGGGGACTCAAGAAGATCTTTAAGACCTCGCTTGGATTCTCGTTTGTCGTGAACACGATTATATGAGCGTCGTATAATTTAGCCATTAAAATTTCTTCCCATCTGAAAGAACACGATTTTCTTTTTGGTGATCGGCACGGGCTCTGTTGTATTCAATCTTTTCAGCCATAGCACTGGCTAAATCAAGACCATATTTTCCACCCATGTCTAAAATTCTGATCATGCAATCGGCAAGTTCAACTTCAAACTGTTTACGATGGGTTAGATGGTCGTCCATCTTATCTTTACGAACACCTTCAAGAGCTTCTGAGAGTTCGCTATGACATAGAGCGATCATTGTTCCTTCTTCTCTTGGCTTATCGTGCCAACCCATAAACTTGTTCTGTTGGAAGATCTTATCTTGGATAGCTTGTAGGGCGATCTTCTCGCCTTCTCTTAGTGTAAATTCTGACATTGATTCTTTCTTATTCAAACAGTTCGAAAACTGATAGTTGATTTTCTTTGTAGATATGCAAGATAATTTCTTGCCCAGGAACTAGATGATGCTGGGCTCTTGGCAAACCGTTTGGTTCGTGCTCCACAATGCTGATTCTATTTCCTGAAGTTTGGTTGTGCTTAATTAGTACCGATATCGTCACTTTTGTTCCCTTATAATTTCTTCAGGAACTACGAGCGCTAACTTTGAGCCTGACTCAAGGTTGGCCTTCACCGTTTCTCCTGCTTTCACTTCGCCAGACGTGAGTGTCTGGCCAGTCTTCGAATCACATATCAAAACGAAAATTGAGTTTTCGCTTTCTGCTGCGTTTGTGATAATCACTTGTGCTTTTTTGTTAATAATTTCCGACATATAATCCACCCATGTTTGTTGCCGAAGCGCTTACTGATCCTGAAGAGTAACTACCACCACCTACGGTATAAGTATTTGGACATGATATACCCCCACCGCCACCACCAGAAACACTTATTCCAGATACTCCAGTCGTTTGGATATAACCGGTTGCGATTGGTACTGGTTGAATTAATCCAGTGAAATGAAATTGATTTCTATAATCTTCAAGCTCGGTTCCAACTGTGTATCGCCATAACGTCCAATTCCAATCCGAAATATTAAATTGTTTCCATTCGGTTTCAGACATACTCATGACGTGAGCTAAACTCATGCCTTCGTATTTCCTAAACTTGTCTTTGTTTTTTTGCTGGTCACCCCAGACAAACGCTGTGTTCACGATTTGAACTGTGTTGGTGATAGTGAAAGTAGAAGTAGAAGGGGTCGTTGCCGTCGAATTAACTGCTTCCAACGGATTCCCGTACCAGATTCTCATTAAATGCCTTTATTCTAGAACGGCATTTTTCACATCTTCCACTTAGATCATTTAAAGAATTCAAAATATCAACTTTGCCGAGATTTAGTTTATCGACGTATTCCAGCGGAGACCTATGATTCATATTTCTTGAGGTCATCTCTGCCGCTAGTGCATCGTGTCTTGTCTTCAAATCTTTCGTCTGGACAAGACCTTTAGTTACATACCCATTCAACGAAACGTTCTTTTTGATTGTTCCTAAGAACATATGGGTTTCCACATGCTCTCCCAAAAGATGTTGATTACAAAGTAGGGTTGGATCGACCATCCACATTCTCATAGTTCATCCTTTCGAGTATGTTTATTTTTAACACAAATTCTGATTAGTTTCAAACAAATAAATCTGAAACTTCTGTATTCATGTAATTCTTTAAATAGTCCTGGACGAAGGTTTCTTGGACTGCTGAAACATATGTATCTTCTTTGGTATGAACCATTGCGTACCGATATTTCTTATTTAGCACTGATCTCACATCTTCTATGCAAATGTTACCGCGCTTTAAATGCTTGAAGTAGAAGTCATTGAGTTTGACAAACGAATCGTTAGCGTCCATCACTGCATCTAGCTTTGATGGATTGGGTGTGGAGGGAATATTCACTACTCTCTCCCAGAAGAATTGCTTCCATAGTTTTAGAGATTCTTGATGATGTTCGTTCAATCTCTTCAGACGTTCTACTTTTTTAGTATCTTGCTCTGCGCATGCAAATCTCATAAGCTGCCACACAAGCGATTCTTCGATACATTGAAAAGCCCATTCGCTATGAATGTCAGTCCAGATATGTTTGTCAAGAAGTAGAGTTGGGCAACTGAACGCTGTCTCATAGGCGCAATAGCCAAACGATTCCAATTTCGATGGATGATAAGAAACCTGCGCGCTGTTAATGAAATCAACTTTTTCTTGACCTGCCACATTGGCCAAGATTGAATAGTTTGTTATTCCTTCTTCTGCGAATCTCTTTATGAAAGACTCTTTGCCTTTCTCATTGGTCAAGACCAAAGGCTTCACGCCTGCCTGTTTTACGTTCTTGATGAATGACTCGGGATTCTTACGATCTTCGTATCTACCGATGAATAGACATCCCTCTTTAACTGTTCCATCTGGTGGCCCTTTAAGAAGCTCCCGTTCTGTAACCAACAAAGGAAGAACATACGCCGATATATTCTTTTGGACGAGCCATGATGCGTTCTTCTTGTCTTGAGTTACAATATTCAATCCTGGCAATTTCATCATTGATACGAGAAGATTGATATAAGTATCTGAAAACACATGGCCTATTTTCTCAAGAGCAATGCTGTTTTCATTATGAGTGTAGAACATGGTTTCCATGCTGTTAGTCAAACACAAATCATAGACACCATAAACGGCTTCCATAATGTTGCAGACAACATGATCGTAAACATGAGACTCCAACGCTTTCAGCATTGCATCTCTGAAGTTCATAACCAGTTCTAAGTTCATAGATTCTGTAAACATAAAGGAAGCATTGTGCTTCGAATATGTATGCCCGTCAATAGATATGATTTTGTGATTCTCTGGAAGAACCTCAATCAATGGTGTGCTTGCTGATTTGGGGGTTTGGTCGACAATGATATCAACAAAAATATCCATGTCGTCACACATTTCACAGAATGTCTTAGCAAACTGACCGATGCCGCTGTAGACGGTAAAATGGGTGCTTCTAATTAAAAAAGCTACCCTCTTTTTGTAAGTTCTAATCAACCGACCATCCGTCTTACTTCTTCGTCTGTGATGACACTCAAATCTTCAATACATCTGTTATTACTATAATGAGTGAAATCATTTTTGTCTATAGCCAATTGCATCTGTGTTTTGTATTTCACGATATATTCTTGACCCCCATCATATGGATGAACTTCAAACATCAAAGGGATCTTTGCGTCAGATACGCCACAATACTTCATGCTAATCCATTTACGAACACACGCTTGACATTTTCCACAAGGTTTGGCCGATGCTCCATCAAAGCATGTTATGGTGTCTAAGATATCAACACCTTTTTCTGCGGGAGTGTTGTCCATATACCATTTCAACCAAGCATTCTTGGTCTTGTCTTTAAGAGTTCTGATTGTAACCTTCTTGCGCTTGGTTCTCCAAACGAGTTCTTCAAACAATTTAAAGAACAATTCACTCTTATCTCCGGCGTCGTTCGCCGATTCACCTTCTACTGCTCCAAGCCAAATCTCGCCTTCATGCGAAGTGTATTGTTCAGCTATTGAGAGAAGAACATAGTTCCGAGTGGGGATGATATGTTTCCAGAAAGCGTCAAACTTGAGTTTATAAGGAACAATGATATGTGGCATTTCCATCATTTCCAATGCTCCAATTTCTTTCTTGGTGTACCCGTGCCCGAGATCAACATAAATGCCAATCTTAGTGCCGGCTTCTTTATTGTTAAGCTCCCACATGATTGTTGAATCAGCGCCGCCGCTTACTAGGAATGTCTGGTCATAAGTTTTTGGTCTTACGATATCAACCTTGAAATCTTTTGGCTTCTCGGGGAAATCCAGCATAACATCTAGCAACTGCTTCTTCAAGAAGTAATGGCCAGTGGAGTCTTCTATTACGGTGTTGTTCTTAACCGCATCTTCTATTTGCTTTGCAAAATCTAACATCTTATTCTTTCTTGATAACTGCGTAATGAGAACCATTGTAATCTTCGGAAATTATATTAAACATTTTTGTTTCAATATCGTAGTCTGCCCCAAAAACCATGGCATCTTCAAATGATTCTTTTATGAAACTATGCCAACTCTTCGGTGTGTAATCATGAGTGCCTGCTCCGATAACCAAGTATTTAGCAGCTGAGTTTAGAATATTTGTGATGAAGCTGATTCTCTTATCTCTCTCGAAATGTCGTAAGACATCAAAAGCAAAAACTACATCTGTCTTTATTATAAACGGAATCCCGTCGGGAGCACAATTAAAAGTTGCTTCCTCATTGAGGTTTTTTGATGTGGTTACGCAGACGTTCCATTTATTCTGCCATTTCCACATATCCTCAAATCTACATTCCAACACCAGAAGCGAAAGCTCCTTAGCACTTGGATTAGAATTACTGAAATAGATGTAAGGGAATAACTCTCTATCCATTAGCAATATTCTTTAATGGAACCGTCTGGCTTCACCATATTGATCTTTAGAGTGTAACGACCCTTGACCATATCATAACGTTCTTCCATTATAATGTCTGCTTGAACTTTCTCGTCCTCGAAAAATTCATGAACACCTAGAAGATCGATCATGTTTGATTTCCATCTTCCACTAACTTCAGCGGAACGGAAATCAAACTTTGCAGGGTTGAAATATACGGGATTAAAGATCCCTTTGCTTCTCAAGAAATTGTTTATTTCTGGAGCTTCCTCATACGAACGCCCGGTAATAATTACACCATGGCGATCGGGGATGATCCCGATGGAAATTACTCCATCGAAATCATATCCTTTTAGCACGTGATTATTTGCCACTTACTTTTCCCAATTGCTTCTTAGTGAGCTCTGTTAGGCGACCTTCTGCAAGCGCAACGCATTCTAATCTAGCGTCTGCTGGCTTCATGTCAATAGGTGGCGTCTTTTGGGTCCACGCACTTGGACCTCTGAGGGCGCCAACGACTCCTAGTTCCTGCGCTGCCTTGAGAAATCTCAGTGCGTCAATTACAACGCCGGCAGAGTTCGGGGAATCGATAACTGAAAGTCTGGCATCCAAAGTAACTGGAGATCCGCCAAACCCTTCTAATTCTAGTCTGAAGTTTGCGACTTTGTTATCGTTCAAGTAAGCAATGTATTCACTTGGAGCGGCATGAATTGAATCAGGCTTATCTACATAATTCTGAATCTTGCTTTGTGCTCTAATAACATTCGTCTTCGAAATTTTCTTGTATTTCAATCTGCTCTTATCAACCATATTCAAGAAGTCAGTGTTGCCACCTGCATTCGTTTGAATGTGGCAGTTAATCACATGGCCTCTTTCAATAGCCAATTGCTGTAGAACCGCTGACAAAATACTTGCACCGAACTGGCTTCTCATGTCGTCGCCAATTAGAACTAATCCTTTGTCGATAAACTTTTGTTCCCAAACTGGATCTGAGGCGATAAATACCGGTATGCAGTTTAAGAATGCAATGCCAGCTTCAAGACAGGCGTTTGCATAAAATTCAGTGGCTTGTTGAGAACCGACTGGGCAATAGTTGATCAGAATGTCGACTTTGTGATCGATCAATGCTTGAACAACATTTACCGGCGCTTCGTCTGAAACACGAAACGCTCTGTCTTCTGGTTCGTCGGCGAAATGAGGTGCTACACCATCAAGCACAGGGGCCATAAGAACAGGTGCCATTGATTGAACGTTCGGTTCAAAAATCAGTGTGCAATTTGGTTTCGCATATATTGCTTCTTTAAGAGGTCTATTGACCTTTCTTTTATCAACATCGAAAGCAACAACGAAATTGATATCGTGGGTGGTATAACCACCGATCACAGGCATCATAACGCCTGGGACATTCATTGGATCACGTTTCGAATAATATTCTACACCCTGAACGAGTGAGCTCGCGCAATTGCCGACTCCGACAATAGCTACATTTATTTTCTTGGACATTTGTGTTTCCTTTTTTCTTAGTTTCTTGTTTTAAGAAAAAAGCTAAAACGGTAAAACCTTGGAAGGCTATTTCTTTAACTTTTATACAAAGAGATCGTCAACGGTCTCTTTTTTACCATCTGAAATCGTCAGGGACTTGAGGTGCTTTGAGGCTTCCCGTTCCCATGCAAAATAATCGTCGAGATTATTTACGCTTTCATATAAGTAATTATATAGAGTAACATCTTTATTGAACAAATTCAACAAATCATCATGATTATTCAAGAAGTAATCTATTTCTTTCACAAAATTATATATTGAGGTTAATCCAATCAACTGTGAAGAGGTCACGACATGCTCCCCGGTTCCGTGATCTGCTGAATAGCCAGTGATTGAAGTTGTAAGAGATTTGAAGAACTCTTCTAGAGAATAATCAAGATCGAATACCTCTTTAATTTCTTCATAAATCTCACGGTAGTTCTCATTCATATATCTGCCCAATTGGGCCTTCTTACCTGCACGGTTATAGAACTGGCCCATAACCGAACTGGACGAATGAGTGGTTGAATCGTAAGAGACATTCATGTTGTCAAACAATCCTTTTCTGATCATCAACAGTAGAGGTGATAATCTGCGAACGGAGCCTACCCCCAAAATATGGAAATGGTCAATCTTCTCAAACGGAAGATGCTTGAGTAGAAAGTATTTTCTTATTTCTTCGATAGGCCCCGAGCCGCCTGCTGCCGAGGAGATGGCCACGCAGTTTAGGTACTGATAATTTTCTTTATCCATAGCCTTTAGAATTCCATCCGACCAAGTCAGATATGAATCGTAATCCTGGCCATGAACAATGACCACCGGGCTGGGGATAGTACCATCAGTTGATTTGCTTTTGAAGTAATTGATTTGTTCGTTGATATTGATACCAGTCAGCCTAGACTTTTCTTTTAGTAAATCTCTGTCAAAGTATCTGAACTCGTAATCGTTTCTCTTAGAAGTTTTGCCGATAACACCAACTGGAATTTCGTCGAAACACATTGCCACCTGAGAATACTTCTGCTGAACAGAGTAGATACTATCCTTTGTCTTCTGGTCAATTGAAAGACCACGAGTAATCAACTGTAAACCTCCAGAGTCTGTGTAGACTCTTTTGAAGTTCTTGTCAATTCCCGTCCGTCTATATTTTTCGCCATAGTCCGATTCAACAAACGCATTGAACAACACCGAAATGTCGTGGCTGGATGCTTTCTGAACTATTGCCAGCATATCCTTAAACTTCTGGATACACGTTGGGCTGCTAATAAATTGGCCATGGTTCATGCGCATATAGCTCGAACCAGACAAGACGTATTCTAAGGTTACATTTTTCATTTGTTATTGATGATGTCGTAAAATTCTTTTCTTAGAGATTCGTTATTGAAAAATGATCCACCTAGTTTAGAAGTAATCATACTGGAATGATCGTGAACGCCACGCCATTTTACGCAATAATGATCCGCTTCAATAAACACTGCAACGTCTTCTGTCTCTAGAACAAAAGCCAAAGCAGCCTGAATTTGTAGAACAAGTCGTTCCTGTTCCTGTGGCCTTCTTGAGAAGAAGTCTACCACTCTATTCAGTTTAGAAAGCCCTGCAACTTTCTTTCCCGGAATATAAGCAACTGTTGCTTTCCCGATCGTAGGAACGAAGTGATGAGAACACAAGGAATTAACCTTGATGTCCTTCTCGACCACCACACCTGAAGAATCGAACTTATTTTCAAACGTCATGACTCTTGGGAAGTTGTTATAGTCGAGTCCATACATAACCTCCTTCAAATACATCTTCGCGATTCTTCTTGGTGTTTCGTTTGTTGAATCGTTGTCGAGATCAATGCCCAGAATTTTTACTGCTTCTGTGTAGACCTCTGTCAACTTTTCTAGTTTTTCTTGTTTTGTGTTGAAAGAATAGTATTCCTTGATGGGAGATTCTAGTTTCAAATCGATCAAATGCTTTTGCACTTTGAGGCCAAGTTCATTGTCGCTTTTTTCGTTATAGTCCATTTATACCTTTAAATATTCGTTTGTTAGTTGTTCCGACATTCCCATTAGCGTTGCTACTGGATCAACCTCGGTTGTTCTCAATTCTAGATCTGTTGTGGTTTGGCTAGGCTCAGTATTCCATCTTAAAGTCAATTTCAAAACCAAGCCACCTGTGCCGGTTGTGATATAACTGAAAGTGTAATAGCTGAAATAACCACCACTTTTTTTCATGTCAGTTAGGAGATGATCAAGTAAGCTTTTGAACATTTCTGCTCTTTTTGTTACCGACATCCCCCGATAAAACCAATGGTCCATCGTTACTACGAATTCCCAAACTGATCTTATCTCGTTGACGATCTCTTTTAGTTTATCTTCGACTTCATTGATTTCCATACATTTTATACCAATCAGGGGTTCTATACCCTTTCACTGGATTCAAATATATGGAAGAGTTCTTATCATTCTCTCTAGACTCAACTGAAAGTACCCAGCATCGTCCATCTGTTTTTTCTCTCAGCAATTTGTCGGTGTATTCACACAAGTGTCTTGCTGTTCCTTCCATGCCTACGCCATGGGGTAAGACCCGAATCTTACAAGCTCCAAGAACTTCAAGCTGTTTAAAATTCTCCAATAACGGATCATCTTTATTTAGCAAGAGTGTATGATCGAATGTATCATCGAGATATGCTTTTAAATCTTTAAGCCCGCCATAATCCACAACGAAACCACATTCATCAAGTTCTTGGCATTCAAAAACGTAATGAAATGATCTGCTATAACCATGAACCCAAGCACAGTGTCCTGGATGGCGCCATTGTCTGTGAGAGCAAGGATACCCACTAAATATCTTTGTGCTTTGAAAGTTAGATGCTGACATTTGTTTCCTTACGCTAGACTTGCGAATAAGTGAATCTGCAAGTTCATAATGTATCCGTGCTGAACACAGAAGTTGCCGACATATTCGTGATTGTCTTGATTTGCCTTCATGTTCAACAACCCAGGAGTCCAGAAGGAAATTACTTCTTCGATAGTTGATCTATCGTCCATCGTTGTCTTATTAGAAAGTCTGTCTGTTTTTGCCTTTTCAGGTGCCTTATTATATATGTTCATTGGCGAAATGTAAACTTGTTTTCCAGTTCTTTTTGCCCATGAATGTGCCCAATCAGGTATATCTGAATAAGGGCTTCCTGGAGTTGCTTCCATAACAAACTTCAAGCAAGCTGCCTGCTCCAACATATTAAATGAAGGGGTCAAGTATTTTACCGCTTGACCGTTCTTCTCAGAACATTTTGGCGATACCACAACTGTGGTTTCTTTTGGAAGGTCAAGAGTTAGAATTCCGTTTGACTCAATTTGAGTGTTTTGGAAAACGTTTTTCATCTTGTCTAAGAATGGCGCTAGGTTCTTTTGAAGCGAAGGTTCGCCTCCTGTAATGACCAGTACCATTTTCTTCTTGTCGTATCTTTTCTCTTCTTTGTGGGTTTCCATCCAATCAAAGTGATTAGTCCACTCAGGGCGGTCTTTATTCCGTGAGTGATAGAACTTATCGATTGTGTCTTCAATTTTGGCTTCGATCTCGTTGAATGTCATCCAATCGCCAGAATCAAAATAGGTGTCGCAGAAGCTGCAAGCTAAGTTGCATTTCGCTAATCTAATAAAGAATGCTGGTTGACCTCTGTAAGGGCCTTCGCCCTGTAGAGTCATAAACATTGAAGTGACAAGAAGATTTTCGTCTTTTGCGTCTTTAAAATAGCCTTTACCGACTATTTCATTTTGTCCGAACATAGTGTCTCCGTTTTATGTTTATATGAGAGCTTTAAAAAGATTGCGCGAATCCTAGATATCTTAGGATAACGACTGCTCCCACGACGCAAGCGCCGATAGCAACAACCAGGATTATAATTGTGGTTAGATCCATTTCTGGCTCTCCTAAATTTTAGGCTGCGAGCTACCAGCGGTTAGATCATAACGAAATGTGTTGGGCTTGATGCCATGCTTCACCAAAAACTCGATGACATCTTTTTGTTTGTGGCTACAGAATTGGGGTTTCCAATCTTTAAGATCTCTGTAACAATTGAAAGCATAAATGCCTTCACCCCGATCGCCGACATAAGAAATGTCGGGGGCGATTTCGTAAAGCTGATTCATATCCCACCAGGACACGTGCTTTTCTAAAGGATTGTTCTTCTTGCCATGTTGTGGCATCCTCCAATTTGGAGTTGAGATAATGAACCATCCCTTGCTTTTGTTGAAAATCTTTTGAAGAAACTCGAGCGCTATATCTTGTGGAATATGCTCGAGTACGTCGATCAAAAGAATAACATCATAGTTTTGTAGGTGAGCAGAGTCCACGAAGGCTAGAAGGTTATCAATATAGATATCCTTGTAAAGTTTCTTCGTCCCCTCTGCGATTCCGTCGGCGTAGATGTCGACGCCTGTAAATTCACAATTAAATTTTTGCTTGAGGGCAAATGCAGAAAGTCCACGGCCGCAGCCTAGATCTAAAACATTGAATTTGCCGTCTGCTGGAAAACTGTATGAAATTTTATCGGTCAATTCTACGAGAACTTTTTTGACCTTACGCCAAGACGTTCCACCGACAGTGCCGAGCTCTCGTCGTTTCATTGCCTTAGCTTCTTCTAGCGAACAATTGCCGCCAATGATATGCTGTTTTTTAAATTCCATTGACTAAACTATAACAGATTCATTTCATATTATCAATGATTTTATCGACTTCATGTGTCAAAAGTGTACCTAGATTATGATATGCCATGTAGAAACCGAGGAAGTAAACGAGCTGCATATTAAGAAGTCCGTCGGAGAAGACAAACCATTTTATCAACGAAATACCAGCGATTAGATTCAGCATCAATATTGATACAGCTATGTTCTTGACTCTGAAATCTTGTTCTTGATTCAGCCTGATAACTCTCTGGTCTTTCGTACGCAGTTCCATTTAATGCTTCATTCCTTTCGATCCTTTGCCGTAATCTTTTACATTCTTAATTATACAATGGATGACATAAGCAGCGAACAGAACTACTGCAATTCCTATAACATAGCTCACTTAAAATTTTTCTCCCTTGAATGTGCGCATCTTTATGAAGCGGTTATGACGCATACTGCCATCGTCCGTCTTCTCTGTATATTTGATTTCCGCGATGGCCCCCATATACTTGGATTTGTTGTTCCAAATCTCTTCACGCATTTCGTCTTTAAATCCGGTACCAACACGACACGCGCGGCCTTCAAAGTTCACGTGAACATATCCAAGCCGACCTTCATTCCGGCCATTACCTTCTTCAAATCCGATAATTTCCAAATCCACTGTTTCGACTGGTTTCACTTTCAACCAGTTTGTTGAGCGTTTAAATTCGTAGCGGCCATCAATAATTTTAACCATTGCACCTTCATGGCCGGCTTCAAGAAACTCACCATAGGCATTCATTACATCTTCGTGATTTTTTACAACCTTACGTTCTAAGATTGTTAAAAGAGTGCCTGGATTCTTTGCTTTATATGCCGACAAATAAGAAGCCAATTGAATTTGGCGGGCGTCATATGTCATTAAGACATCTTGGCGTTTTTCTTCATCGACTGTGAAGATGTCGAACATTACAAAACCAATTGTCACGTCGGTCTTTTTGTTTTTCTTGGCAGACACGGCGCCGATTGAAGTCTGAAAACTTCCGGTCAATGTCTTTGTTTCACCTTCGATAATTGCCCCTGGCGGAAAGCATTCAAGCAATTCTGCTGAGAGGTGGTCGAGAGTTTCAAACTCTTTACCGCTGCGTGATTGGTAGACAATGCTGTCTACTGTTGATCCATGAAGTGTTGCCCGGGTGCGAATGCCATCAATTTTGGGCTCTGCGTACGCAGGGAACATTGCGGTGTCTTTGTCATACTTTTCAGCGAGCATAACGTTGAATTCAGGCACACAATCTGGGAAGACATCGTTTGCTGTCGATGTTGAAACTCCACACCGCAAATCCTTCAAGATCACACGGCGGAGTAATTCTTCTTCTTCGTTGGAAAGTTTGGAAGCCACATTTTTGTGAGCTTCGAGGCCAGCATGACCAGTTACCTTGCGAGCGCTCAAATCATCGAGCAGCTTCCACAATTCTGGTGAATCAAATTTGAGAGAGGGGATAAAACCTTCTGGTTTCGTATATGTGTCGAACTTCCTCAAATAGAAAACCCTGTATGGATCCAACGCATAATTTATGATCTTCTTCAAGAGATCTGATTGGTTGTTAAGAAGAATTGCTTTCTTCTCGTTCCGTTTGGTGGTCGCTTCTAAGGCTGCTATCACTGTGAACATAAATGTTCTCCTCTATATTCTGAATATAAAGTATTTCTGGAAGAAGTCAAATGCTAACTGTGACTTTCTTAAATGGAGGGATAGCCTTCATGAATTTCAATGCAACTGAACGAACAATTTTTTCGTCTAGTTTGCCTTGATTGAAATTTTTCAATATCTTCCGCACGTGTTCTTCAGTTGCAAGAAGATGAATGCTATCTGGTCTTACTTTTACCATTTTACGTCCTTGATGGAATTCAATAGGAATGTTTTGCCTTTTGTGGTAACTTCATATTCCCCGGAAAAGTCAATATTAACATATCCCATTGCTAACGAATAATCAAGACATTTCTGCTTGGTTTCATCGTCTATCTGATCCGAGTGGAAGTATTCCTTGGGCATCAGCCCAAAGATAACCCGCTGGCAGTCACCATCATCGATCTCTGTTTGGATGTCTCTTAGTTCTTCTGGCTGTAGGTTGTGGGTAGATTTCGTCATAAAACTTCTTCTTCTTAAGATAATATTTCTTCACGTCTTTAGGAATGCCACGCCAAAGCGAATCTCTTCCTTTATATTTCACGATAGAAGCATTAATGAAAGCATGTAAGAAGGTCACCCACATCGCGATTTCATCTTCATCAACTGTTCCATGATGATGTCTAAATTCCAAAGTTCCATGGCTAGAACCATGCACTTTCAAGTATTTATCGTTTTCAATACCAGCAACAACTGATTTATGTAAAAGTTCTTCTTTGTCTTTAATTTTTTGTCTTTTAAAAGAGGACGTTGCAGAATCCCAATACTCTTCTTCATCACCATAATAGAAACTTTCTTTCGCATCGCCGATGATATCCATCACAGATCCGGCGCAGCTATTATCATCAGTGCGACGATTCTCGGTCATGAACAGATCCAAGGTTTTCTCAAATCTTGCGTATCTTTTCACGATGTTGTATTTGTCTTTATCGGAAAGTTTATCAGACGCGATGTGAACATGGAGGCCGCATGAACTATTTACATATGCTGAATATTGCTTCAACACTCTACAAACTTTTCTGAGCGCCTCAATAGAATTCTTATTGTATTTCAAGATGGGAGTTTGTATTTCAAAACCACCTTCAGCATCTTCGAGAGAGGCATCATCTTCTACGTTCCAACGATCGAATTTATTCTTCTTTAGAATCTTTGATACCCTATCAGGGCCGAATCCGAATTGATTGTATGCTTCGATTTCGACGCCGAAGTTTCTCGCAGTCATGGGGATCCTCATAATGAAAATAGTCAGATTTTTTAAGAATTTAATGGCGGAAGATACAGGATTCGAACCTGTGAACCGCCTTTACGACGGTCTGAAGTTTAGCAAACTTCCGCATTCGGCCTCTCTGCCAATCTTCCGCGGTGTAGTTAAGTATTTGGCAGGGGCAGTAGGAATTGAACCCACATTGACTGTTTTGGAGGCAGTAATCTTACCGTTAGAAGATACCCCTGTAGAAGGTGTAGTGATTTGGTGGACCCGAGCGGAATCGAACCCCTCTCAGTCGCAGTGCAAGTGCAACTCGCCCCCTTGGCACATGCGAGCCCATTAAATCAAGAAAACTTTTATTCCACTTCCAAGTGTGGAGTGCTTTAAATTTTAAAGCTGTTTGCTATTGTTTATTTATACAAGAATCCCATTAAGAAGTCAAGAATTCTTTCAGTTACCCAAAAAATATTGCAGCCAAAATAAGGATCCAGAAGCCGAATAGTATACATCCGCCTAAATCGACGACAAGCCTTACTGCATCATGTTTGATCTTAACCTCTACAACTGGCCATAGAAAAAACCAATTAGCTACGATCACGGTATAGAGGATTACCCACCCCATTAAAGTTCTTTCTTTATGAGCTGGATGACAGCCACCGCTTCGCTCTCGAAATCAACCCACATCGTGCAGGGTTGAGCATAAGGGCCCAGCTTACAGGTTGGGCAAGCTCCTGTCTGTGGAATTGAATCGAAAGCCTTTTCACAAAGAAGGCGGCAAACTTTTTCTGTTAATATATCCATGCGTTGCAGGCTCCTCCATACCAAGCCAAATACCCTTGTGCATGGGCTTCTGGAAATTGCATCATAACATGAGGAAATTCTTCTGGTGCCATTGGGATAATTACAAATCTTGGCGATCTGACATCTAGCCATTTTATCAATGCGAAATTATCTGCCATCTTGAATGTCGTGCCAAGAGTGACAGATTTATCTTTGTCGTAATATTTTACCCAAATCGACTTGATTTTATTCCCAAACAATTGTCTTTCAAACCAAATATTACAAGACATTAAGAGCCGCTGGGAGAGATGATCGTCAGGCATAATACCTATAGATACATTCATAACACCACGCAAGCGGTTTTCATAATCTTCGACATCTTTCTTGGTCATGTAATCCATGTCGTGTCCTTGTATCTTCCAAACCAAAATTCAATAGTTATTCTGGATCCCCTCATCAAAACCATTAAAGTAATCTGTATTTGAACTTTTCGAAGCGTCATCAATTTTTCAAAACTCATTGTATCCACCGCTCTTCCGCTCAACAGAATCAAACACAATTATAACCTTGCCGAACTGGAATTTAACAGGTGCGGTAGATCCAGGTTTTACAACGAGCTTTGCTGTTACTTCCTTGTCTGCAATCAATCCAGCTGAGATAAAGCATTTAACAAAGGCCCCCTCTTCAAAATCTTTCTTGGTCAAAGTGGGTTGAAAAACTTTAAATCCATCTGCGAAGAACATGTCTTGCTTCATAAGATATCGGCTATATTCGGTAAGCCCAGGATTTTCAACAGCGGGTTTAGGAGGAACTCTTTTTTCTACAATTGGGAAGACAGCATCATATGCTTTTTGGATTTCAATAAATCTTGCTTCAGCGTCTGGTGATTTGTTCACGTCAGGATGAAGTGTTTTGGCTCTAGCACGGAAAGCTCTTTTTAATTCAGCAAGAGTGCATCTGTCTGAAACGCCTAAAATTCTGTATTGATCATTTAAAGCCACGGCGCTCCAACATACCCACCAGAGGTAACTGATTTCTGTTCGTCTTTAACTCTTACAACCCGAGTTTTTGAATCGTAAATATCGGAGAGTGCCAGTGGATAATTTCTGACACGCTCATAAGTATCTACCTCAATCGCTTCGATGTCAAAATATTTGAAAACGTTCCGCCATTGACGGATGCTAAAGGATTCAACCTTTAGGATGCCATTTATGTAGATGGCTTCTTTTGCAGGACTGACAAAATAACAGACCTGACTTCTCACTTTTTGCATAAATCACTTTCTTATTTAAATTCTTTATTCATTTTTTCTTCTGACGGTTGCGACATTCTATTGCCGTCCGCCATAATAACTTCTGAGAACCTGGTTGGCAAGCGAACAAACTCTGTACCTCTAGTTGAAACTGCCCACTCAATGCTATTATTCATTGTAAAATGAGATCCATCCGAAAATGAAATCTTCATTGAACTTTCAATTACGATGCCGTTACGCCAAACTCTATCGTCTACTGTTGGCGACTCTTTTTTGTTGTCGATGATCGCGGCAAGTTTGCCTGCGTTCTTAAGAATGTAACGATCGTAAACGATCTGAACATCACGCTTTACTTTGGCCATCAATCTCGAGCGCCAATCAGTATGGAATTCAATCGGTTCGTAATACGATCTAGAGCCTTCGTTGTTACGAATGTTATTCCAAACATCTTGAAATGGTTGGATCTGCTTCCAATGCTTTCTCATTTCTTCGGGGTCAACCCCGATCCAAGTCTTCATCAATGGCTCTGCTTGCCTTACATACAAATCATAAATTGCTTTGGTATGTTCGGCTCTGATCTTTTCAATCTGTGCCGTGAACATAACAACGCACTGCTTATGTGCATCGCGGGAGAACGTTGGTAAGAACTTAGGTATGGCGTTTTGATTTGGAACTCTGCCCTTCTTTACGAATGGCTTCATCCGGTCGATCTTTTCTTTAATGATTACACCAACCGCGGCGCATTCTTTGATCTTCAAAAGTATCTCTTCACGTGGAAACTTTTGAAGGCATTTTTCAACTCGCTTCAGCTGACCTGCTGCGCCGGTTAAAGTTCTGTTTCCATAATAGAGTTCATTGACGAAGTCAATTGGCGCTGTGCGATCTTCAACTGTGTGCATCCAATCGATGAATGTCGCCGAGCTGATGATGCCGTCCATAATACCTTCGTAGAAACTTTTGAGTGTGTCTGCGATTGCACCCAACTGAACGGCGAAGATTTCCTTCTTCGAAAAGTAGTCGTCGAGTTCTTTAATTCTTTCATCAAGGACGGGAGCATGGGCGCTCAACCTTCCGGCTGCATAACTTCCTGTATCTGCTGAGCTACGAACCGTTCTCATGTAAGCGGCCAAGCCGATCATCTTGTCGGCTTCTGTCTCTTCTTTAAGAAATTCTGTAAACTTTTGCATCTGGTAGGACCCTTTTTGTCTACCATTATTTATAACTTGAAAATGAATGAATGTCAAGTTGCTTCTTTAATTGCCAAGAGCTGTTCTAGAAGATCTTCTACGCTATCTAAATGAAGCATATTAGGTCCATCTGATGGTGCGTTGTCTGGATCTTGATGACACTCAAGAAACACCGCCGAAACATGACCAGTTGCTACTGCTGCCCTTGCTAATGTTTGAACAAACTTCCTTTCACCTCCAGAAGAGGTTCCATTCCCGCCTGGAGATTGAACTGAATGTGTTGCATCAAATATAACAGGAACTTGCATCTCTGCCATAATTTGAAGTGATCTCATATCAACCACCAAAGAATTATAACCGAATGTCACTCCTCTTTCAGTTAGAAGAACTCGATTGTTTCCAGACTCAACTATCTTTTCAACAACGTTCTTCATATCCCAAGGAGCAAGGAACTGACCTTTCTTCACGTTCACAACTCTTCCTGACTTAGCAGCTTCAATCAAAAGATCTGTCTGTCTAGAAAGAAACGCAGGAATCTGGATGATGTCAATTACCGGCTTAACCACATCAACATGATAAACTTCATGGATGTCGGTTGTGGTCGGGATCTTATAGTTCTGTTTTATTTCATGAAATACTTCCATAGACTTTTCTAAGCCCATACCACGAACGCCTGAGATGTTTGTTCTGTTTGCTTTATCAAACGACGCTTTGAACACGAATGGAACCTTATAATGCTGTGTCACTTCCAAGAGTTTGTCGATGATCATAAAGCAATGATCTCTTGATTCCATTTGGCATGGGCCGGCGATGAGTGTCAACGTGTCACTTCTTGATATCTTAAAATTTTCCAAATCACTTGGAACGTTTGGATTGCCGACTTGGACTCTTATGTCTGCTGTCATATTTTTGTGCAATCGCCGATTTTGATAACGACTTTGCCTTGTGTTTTAGCGAAGTTTTCTAGCTTCACCTTTACAGTTTCACATGTCTTCAAGTCATCATAAGACGCTGTAAAGGTGGAACTTAGGATTGGAATAATAATTGCTAAAACGTACATTCTTTATCTCTCATTTATTGGTGTCTTCTTCGGGAATCGAACCCAATCTTATGCCGTGTCGGGGCATCGTATTAACCAGCTTACTCAGAAGGCCTTATCTAGATATTTCTTGGTAATAAGATCAGTTGCAAACGTTGTGCGATTATGCAAAGAACCCTCCTGATCGACCACGGTAAATTTTCTATTATATTTTTGATAGATCGAAGCAAAGTGTTCAAAAGACAACTGCCTCTTATCACCGCCGTATCGCATAGGATCTGGCTGAAATGGTATGTTGTCTCTGACCATAAGTGTCAAGTCATACTTTTCTTTATTTATAAAGTCATCCGCAAGTGATGTGCTCTTGCCATCAAAGAATTCAAACCATATCTTAGTCGTTAAACTATCTGTGTCGAAGATGTTTATCACGCCGGGATTGTTTCTTGAGTTCTCATATCCTGCTCTATTGCCATTGAGTATATCAATCATCATATCAGATTTCACTTCAGGTCCATGATATTCAAGGTATGTCCGAGCATATTCTCCATATTGAATTACCGGCAATTTATATCGTTTTTCAAATGCTTGACAAAGCTCTTGTGCTAAGGTTGTCTTCCCTGAACTTTCTGGTCCAACGATTGCAATCCTGTAACACAAATCCTTCAAAGCATATTTTGAAACATGATGATAGCTATAGATTGCTCTATCTTCTCTAATCACTGTTGCTGAGACGTTATAGATAACATCACGGTTGCCATTCATCGGCAAAAATTTAGCATTCAATTGAGCTGCTAATTCTTTGCCATATCCTTCACCAGCGAAAACATAGTCAACATCAGACCAGTATCTAAGTTCATGAAGCCACGACTCCCAAAATTGTTTCGATTCTTCTGGCAACTGCGGCATCTTCTTATGGATGCGGGCTACATAGATATTGCATCTGGTGTTGAGCGATTTACAATAATATGAAACCCAATCTTGCCTTAAATCTGCCCAAGGTTCGCCTGGCTGTGTGCAGACTATCAATCTCAATTCTGAACACATCGAAGCCGCAAAAGAAATCAGATTTTCATGCCCTTTGTGAAGAGGCATGAATTTACCGATTAGTAGACCGCTAGTTTTGTTGCTGTTTAGCAAATTCTTTTCTCCATTCGTATATTGCATAACCACAATTGAGCAGATATGCGACATACAATATCACTGTCATGGGAGAATCTACGACATAATAAAGACCTATTGCTGAGACGTTCACCGGCAAAAACCACCAGTACCACGACTCGATCTTTTTGTAAGACAGTAGAATCTGCGCTATAACTGAAGCCACAACGACTGACACATCCCACGCTACCATTTGCGGCGAGGCAAACTGGCTTTCAATAACGCCTCTTAGAATTAAGAAGCCTATAACATATGCAATGAACAGCCCAACCCATTCTTTGGCACCCAATGTTGAAATTTTAATGTTCGTTCTTGCTTCCCCGCCATTGACCCAAACATGCCAGCCCCAAAATTGAATTGGCGTGAAATAGATCAACTGAAGCCCTGCTTGTCCGAACAAACTGATCTTGAGGAAGTAAAAGCCTAGCAAAATGGTTGAAATAATTCCAAGCGGCCAACACCAGACGTTTTCAGTTCTAGTCAACCATACGCAAGCAAATCCAGTTACGACTGCAATGTATTCCTGCCACGATGGCGTATATTCAAAGAACACATGCTGGCCATAACCATAAACAAAGAAGCCGATAAAACAGAAAAAAAGGACCAGGATCATTTCTTGAAAGGCCTCTGATCCACCATAAAAATAGCGACTGAACATTTAACAATACTCCTGAAAGTTAAAATATACACTAATCGGCGAAAATATCAACTTGATTTTTACTAATCTCTTTTAAGCAATCAAAATCTTTGTCGACTATTTTCATGCCTGAAAAGTAGGTCGCTGCTTTGTTTGTGACTAGCCTTTTCCCTGTAATAGAATCCCAAAAGACGTTATCAATACCGGTTGCTACTCTAGTTTTTAGTACGAAGAGAGGCAAATGGTATTGCTTCTCGATTTGATATACATAATACTCATATCCTCTTTCTGAGACATAACAGAGGCCAGGGATGAATCTAAGATACTCGGGGCAACCCATCAACGAATATAGATTACTCAATGTTTAATACCCCTCTCCTATGTGCTCTCTTCCGGCCTCTCCAAAAACCATGACTTTAAAACAAATATTTGGAATCAGAGTCTGCTGCATACGGTTCCCTGTAATAGAATCGAAAAAGCACTGACCATAAAGATGGGCCCCCTCGGCAATAAATATATTTCTACTCTTATAGTAGATTTGTTCTTTCATTAATAGGGTGTAATATTCGTTGCCTCTTGAAGAAAAATATGTCATCCCTGGAAAAATGAACGTGCTCGAGCGACATGCCATTATATCTGCAAGATTAGCGCTAGTGAGGGTACTCAAGTCTAACGATTTTTTTCTGATCTTCTCTCCAGACGTCATTGGGATGAGCTGCCTCTCCTAAAATTTCAACACCATTGCCAACATAACCTCTTTCAATATAACTATAGAAGAAAGTTCGCGCACCTGTTGAGTTGAATTTTCGTTTCATTTCTTTTCCATTTACCATATTCCAATAGCATTTACGGCCAGCGCCACTGATTGTCATGCTTTGGCCATGTGCTACATTAGCAGCTATGCTTTCAGGGGGATGAGGAGGATAAAAAGAATTAAGTCTGTAGGCTTTACCTTTGTTTGATTTGTAATATTGCCCTGGAAAAAATCTAGTTTCTTCTGGCAGGCTCATGATCTGCTCCAACGTCGCTGACATTAATCTTCTTATTGTTGATTGATTTGAAACTCTATTATATTACAGTTTCTTCTTTCTTTCAATATGTTCTTACTGTGACAAGAAGGTATTTCTCAGGATCCATCTGACTTCCCAGACGCCTTCTATGATAGACATACATCTTTCCTTGGAAAAATTTCTGCCGTTAGGCATCGGCATGATTTCATAAGGTGTCAACATGGATATTTAACAGGAACGTAGATCCTATTCAAGTGAATTCTTGAATGACCTAAAGAAAATTCTGTCGTTGTTTCTGTGATTGCGACTGGATCGACGGCGACTCCATTAAAGCAACTCCAAAACGTATCAACCGAGATGACATGCATTTCCATTTTTCTGAATGCTATGGGATGAGAAATTAAAACTTTATGCCTCTTCAGAAATCTCTGCTTATGGATTCCCAATACTTTGTGGACGCATCCCGCTTGGTCATAATAATAAGTTCCAGGGAAGAACCCACTCCCCTCAGGCCCTCCCATAATATCCGAAAGAAACGTCATTTCAAATCCTTATAAAAAAGAGCTGCTGGTTTATCTACTATAATTGCATCCTCCAATCTTCTGGAAGCTTCGTGTGTTGTGCGATGACGTGAACCGCATCGCTTAACATCAATCCTGAAATTGAAGCACCAATTAATCTGTCATTGTTTGCGTATAGATCGACCCACGAAGACACTATTCTATCGAAGGCATTATATTTAACCCGCAAATGGTCTCCTGAATAGAGGCAATAATGGCAGTCTTCACTCGCGAACCAGTCTCCACCATAAGGTTTCTTGGCACAAATCAATATACCTTTTTTGATATATTCTTGACAACTGAGAGGTCTGGTGTAGACTATACCTTTTTGAAAAGATATATAATAGCTTCCCGGGAAGAACGCCATGCTCTCTGGCATCTGCATGACTTCATCTAAGTATTTCACATTCCCACCATATGCTTGTGTTTGATGACAATTGGATTCTCGCCATGTGGAACAGGATAGAATAAGGGAAAGCGCCTTAATTTTTCTTGCTGATGTTGATGTCCAGAAATTTTATCAAAGTAGAAATCATACATATGAAAATTCTTCAAGGAAGCAATGAGGATATGATTTGAATGTATAAATTGCTGTTCCCACAAAGGATGAATATAGAATTCAAACAGATCTGACTTATACCAGCAGCCGGGAAACAATACGTCATACTCACCCAGCGACATTAATTCATATGTGCTGATTGTCATCTTAGCAATTCTTCAGAGAAGATGACTTCACGATGTATGCATCTTCCCAGATATTCATTTGGGACGGCAGTGGTGAATCGTCCAGCACTTATTTGGACGAATTCGTAACCATTGATTGTGCTGAACAATCTTTTTGCCATTGAAACAACCACATCGGTGCATGGCAGCATAGGTGCATCCCCTAGTATTTCCTGGCAGATAAGTATATTTTCCCCGATATAATATTGCATCGCGGTTTGTCTAGCGTAATAGCGTTTGCCTGTGTTAGAGAGATAGCAATGATTAGGGAAGAAACGGGCGGCTTCGGGTGAGCCCATTATAAAATCATAAAAAAATTTATCCACTACAGTCCTCTCTTCGTTCGGCCTGTGTATTAATTCCCCACTACAGTCTCTCTCTTCGTTCGAGTACAGTCCTCTCTTCGTTCGGCCTGTACGTTTTTATATCTTGTATCATTTCAAGTTCTTTAACTTAATCGTCTGTTAATCGACTTACATACTCACGAATCGCTTCGCTCTTCGTCGCTCATCTTATCGACTCGCGCCCTTCCAAGATCTAATTATACTGATCTTGAAATCTGTTGTCAAGGTAATTCTATAGTTAAAGAGATAAAAACTCAAAAAGAATTGTGCCAGCTATTAAACTGATGAAAATTATGCCGGTGCGCCATATATCACGTCTATGCTTTTTGCTTCGCTCTTCTTGTTGAGCCAAGACTTTATTGTAACTGTGATAATACCCCATGATATCTTCGTATGCTTCTTCGGTCATGGCCATAATATAATATAGATCGGTTTCAAATAGGGGTCTCATCCTGGCCACCTGCTGCAGATGAAAGCCATAAACATTGCTGCTAGTGTTGCTATTTTGAAAAGATCGCGCATGAGAATGTCAACGCCGTCACTTTTTTGTAGATTGGACGTAAACCTTTCGGTCCAGGTTTCTTCGGGGAAATCCATCAATTTGGAACTTTTGTTCAGGTCAACACCCGTGTAATTAAGGCTTTCATTATCATCATAGATAATATACTGACAAAAATCGAAGCAAAAACAATTGTAGAGACTTTCATCGTGTTAAAGAAGATTTTCTCAATCTTCATTTTCAAAGCATTCCTTCGACGATATTCCTCTAGCTTTTTTTCTAGCCTAATGATGGTTTCTCTGAGCTTTAAATAATCTGCCTTATTCTTCTCTTCGTCAGCCTGCAGACCGAAGAACGTACGCGGGTAATGAGTTTCGCTCATAAACATTATTTGAGATAATGCATTTGAAAATTCTTCGCCTTCTTCATCCATTAGACACTATCCAAGCTATCCCAACGACAATTGCAAATACTAAAGCTATAAAGCTATATCTCACGTCACGATCAATCTTTGCATCTACTTCCTCATACATTTTTTCAAATGCTGCCTGATTATATCTAGCTCTGAATCTGATCTGGAAAGCAAGCTCACTTCCTTACATTATCCTGGTCAGTTCGTTTTCTACCATTAACAGGAACCCTAATCCACGAAGTATAAGTCAATGGTGTTTTATCACATTCGTTTGAAGACATCAAGGTAGAAAGTGAAAGAAAGACAGGAAGTAATACTTGAACGTCTTTAAATTTTATTTCTAGATCCAATTGAACGTGCCTCTTCCATACATGAGTTCGCTCTTGCCGACTAATTCGATATGCGCCTTTGTCATACTGAAACCTTTTTCATTCATATTCATGATGACAGATCCACCTTTATGTTGGAAGGTCTTCGTGCACAATTTCCCAATTATATAATCTATACATCGCGGCCTCTCTGCTGTCCATTATTTCAGTCAGACTGGTGTGGATGGGAACTTTGCGTGGTCTGCTGTTAATATCTTTCATATGTCTTCCAGCCTCTATTTCATTCTTTATTGTAGCAGTATCAGAAGAAACGCCGGAAAGCATAAAAATACGTCCGGCTTTTAAAATGGTGAAAGATTTCATAAGAGCTCATGAATAAATGGTGCGACCGGAGGGACTTGAACCCCCACGCCCTTTCGGACAATACGTTTTGAGCGTATTTTGGCTACCGTTACAATACACGATCGCATTTATTATTGGTACGGGCGGAGGGACTTGAACCCCCACGAGCAAGCTCGTTAGAACCTAAATCTAGTGCGTCTGCCAATTTCGCCACACCCGCTTAAACTTTCTGAAGTTACGGCCCCGCTCCCGCCTAACATCTCTTCCGATCTCATTTAAACACCTATCAAATAGGAATGAAAATCATCGGATCTAAACCTATGCATCTTTGGTCCTGAGTAGGGGAATCGAACCCCTGCTAATGGAGTGAAAGTCCATCGTTCTGGCCGCTAAACTAACCCAGGATATTCTTGGTGCTTCCACTGAGATTCGAACTCAGAACGCTCTCCAATCTAGAGAAACCCTTTCGGTCCGGAGTATAAGCCCGGGGTTTTACCGTTAAACTATAGAAGCAATTAAAATTCCGTGTCATTATTTATAACAAAACCACGGAATTTATTCAACAACTCATTTTATTTTTTCATGGATGGAGGATAAAATTATTCTTTTTCAAGAGATCCTTCACTGTCGTATCCATGCAGTTGTCAAAAATGTAGAATGCCGTAGGAGCAGGCCTGAAACACATCCATTCGTTCTTCTTTGGATTGAACCTAGGCGGCAGTGAATGTTTATCAGGATCGATGAGATCCTTCATTTCATCAGAAACGATATAAGGATAGGTTGGATCGATGATAACATCGAACATATATCTGGCTGATTCTTTCTCTTCTTGTTCCTTAACAAATTCCAGCCATGCTTCATCTGATGGCGCCTTGAGATTTACCTGCGTCCCAAAACCTTGTGAGGTGGAAGAAATCCATTTGCCAGGAGAATTGTGTGACTTGTGTTCTGTCATTGCCTTAAAGAGAAAAGCACAGGATGCATGGCCGGAGTGCGCCTGTGCTTTACCATTGTTCATAGACTTCAGCGGCCTTACGCAAACGTAAAGGACTGGGTCTGGTATTCCAACATTATCGGCCATTGTCTTCTCCGGTTAGGCGGCGGTCTTAGCCAGTGCGAGTTCAGGAACGTTGTAACGGATGGCATCTCCGTCGTGTTGCCAGAGGAGATCATACCGCCATTGATTTGCTTCTGCTTCCCACTTCGGCCATCCACGAACACGGCTGGCGACTTCGCCACGAGATTCTTTGACGGTATAAATTACCGCTTCACCAGTTTTGAACTTAGGCGCCGGAACTGTAGCGGCCTTCGATTTGCGAATGAGAACAATTCCACGTGCCCGCCCCGCCTTCTTGACTGCCTTCTTCACAGACTTCTTGGTAACTGCTTTTTTCTTAGTCATCGATCTTCTCCATGATTATAATTTCACCGTTGATAGAGTCTAGAACTGGCATTGTCAGTGCCATCATCATGTCGTTGATTTGTTCGTTAAATCCAGCAAGAGCTTTGAGCTCATTGACCTCAGAAGGTACAACGACATTTGCCGGGGTTACAAACCAGCCAATCAACTTTGACTTCTTCCGTTGGTCATAAACCGCTTGATGAAGCTTATAAACATAGAGGGGATTGGTTGGGATTGTCTTTTCGATATCTTGCCACCGCGCAACAATATGGCGGAAAATCCGAAACTTGGGAGCAGGCTCATCTAGTGGCCTCTTTTCCCATGGTTTCAGTTTTTTAACAGGCTCGTTCATTTACAACTCACATATTTCATATGGTTTATAACGAATTGTCTGCATGATGTCAAGAAGTTTATTAGAATTTCCCGTTCTTCTTGCTTTTAATCCTGCCTCGGTTATAATGAGTTGGGCGTTATCGGAGAAGTCTTGCGGGAAATAAATTACCTTTAGATTCTGCTTCTTTGCGTTAATGATCAGATCTACAAAATCATCTTCATAGTCTTTTTCGTGGCGGGTAATCATCATCATTTTATATTTCTTGAAATCGATATTCTCAAAATAGTCTGTCTCGACCAATGCAACTGAGTTGTTCCAAATAAAACTCAGGACCATTTCAACAGCATATTTCCTATCCTTCTTCTGATAGGGATGCCAAACTGTTGTGAAGAAATTGTCGATCATGCGAGAAGCGGCAATAGCCGAGAAACGTGATCCTACGCCAACATCCAAGACTTCTGCGTCTTGAAGATATCCTTCTTTGTTCTTAATTAGAAACTCTGTGATTTCTGGTCGCTGCGTTCCCATTAGATACTTACCGTTCACCTCTTGAGAGAACACTGACATATTGGCAACGGGAAATGTTACAAACGGAATCCGCGCGACTTCATGGATTAGCGTTATGTTTTCAAGTAAGATGTTGAAATAAGATTTAACAACAGAGTCTCGGAGCTTATTCGCTCCATGAAATGCTTTTACTCGTTGTTCCCAGAGAGGGGCAATATTCGAAGTTTTAAGCGCTGCCACAATGACTTTGACTTGATCTTCAATATCCATGTTTTAAGGCCTTCTTCGACTGGATTAACAAAAATTTTGAGAGTTTCTCCTTCATCTTGAACAGAGAGGACCATTTTGAGATCTTTGCCATGCAACACAAATACTCTACCTCTTTCAGGCCACTCGCCTGGACGGCAGTCAATTACTTCGATACGATTTATTTTCATGGCCATCTTTCTGTAAAAAGATTTGGAGCGGGCGGCGGGAGTCGAACCCGCGACGAACAGCTTGGAAGGCTGACACTCTGCCACTGAGCTACGCCCGCATAATCTTATTTATAACACTTTCCGTTCAGGAAGTAAAGGTATTTTTGTTAGAAACTCTTCAACCGAGATAGGACGCATATCATTGTTATCGACACCAACATCATAAGACAGCTTGTTCGATGTATTGAATGCGCGCTTCTGCGACGAATGAACATGACCAAAAGCATGCCCTGCTCCATGGAAATAACCTTCATGTTCTACCATTGGATAATGGAAAAGAACAATCTGACGTTTATTCACGTTGATTACCTTGTATTCTGAGATTGATTTCCATTTGAGATCACGAACTTCTCTGTCGTCGTGGTTGCCAACGATGAGATGCTTGATGCCATTCAGTCTATCAAAGACTTCTTTGACCTCTCTCTTGTGTTTGAACTGCCAAGCGAAATCACCAACGAAGTAAACAGTGTCTTTCTTTGAAACCTGTTTGTTGTGATTCTCAATCAGCATCTCATTCATATTGAGTGCGATCTCGTAACGCTTTGCTTTCAGATCAGGTGGCAATGGACCTTTGATCTTAAATATTTCTTTGTTTTCATCATAACCTTCGACTGGGCGATCACACATTGAAATGATTTTGCCGTGGAAGAAGTGCTGGTCTGATGTTAGGTGTATATTCATACCCAAGTTATAACTTGAAATAAGATTAAACTCAATAACTCAATGCTTCTCCGTCGATTTTAATGCTGGGAAGTCATCCTCGTATTCTGTAAGAACAACACCCCGCTTAGGTGGCAAATTGTTTATGACTCTGCCAAAGCAATTGAGCATATGCTGCATATCTTCTTGTGTCAACAAGATTTCTTCAAAGGCGCCGTAGTATGATTGATAACCAAAGAGATATTTCAAACGTCTCCAAAATGTCATCTTCGTCATATGATAGATGACGTAGCATGTCTTCTCGTCTGGATCATAACGAAACTGTAATTGGTGTTCAGGTAATCCGCATTCGCAGATATAAACTTCTTCTATCATTTATAGAGTCCTAATGCTGCTGGCCAAGAGACTGGAAAATGCTCGGCGCAAACCTTCGAAATCTTTTCGGCGACTTCTGCCGTTTCTTCTTGAGCAGTTCCGCCTTTTGCACGAAGAGACGCAGCTCTAGCGAAGAACGCTAACGACCCTGTCCAATACCATTCAGTCATCATGTTCTGTGGCAATATCATTCTTGCCTGCTCAGGGGCAACTCCACTCTTGATCATGTTTTCGTAAAGTATAAGCATCCCTGTTACGGCAGTTCTTACAACCGCATCTATTGGAGATTTTCTTGTTCCGTTAAAAGATTGCATGTTGGGTGTTTCAAGGTAATCGATAAACACATCTGATGAACCTTGTTTCTTGTCAACGGGTCTTCCACGCCATTTTTCAGGAAAGTAAAATTCTGGAGTGTAGTCAACGTATCTTCGTGAAACCTCATTTTTTACTGCTCCTGTCTGATGCTTGTCTAGTTGTCTAGCAACAAAAATCGGCGCCTTAATTCGCAACTGGATAATGACGCTTGCGAAAGGCGTCCAATGTTTTTCTCTGCCGAGAAAATTGATCAACTTAATATCTTTTTCGGATAATGCTCCGTCGTGTTGGAAATGGGATTCTTTATTGAAACTCACTCTGGCTGCGTTCACAACTGTGAGATCGCTGCCCATCTTATCTACAAAATCTACTTTCATGCATCCTCATCTGCGACACGGTGAATCATAATTCCATGAACTAGAAATTCATCATTACCATCACCAATAACCAAATCTTTACTGTGTCCATCGAAATCTAACACTATACAAACTGGACCACCTCTGTTCATTCTAACCTTTTCACCAATGACATGTGGCATATAACCTTCGTAAACTTGAGGATTATCTATTTTCGTTGCCTTCATTTTTATAGGAGCCTTCTTTCTGGGCATTTAGTAGTTCTCTTCTATTATCGGTATTCATCCAAGACCTCATCAATTAAATCATCTAAAGAGTCGTGAACTTTTACCCCATTTCTTGCGATTAGTTTTGTTTGAAATTTCACATCGAATACCCTAGGATATTCCGGGTCACAACCAACAAAAACATCTTTCATGCTATGATTATCCATAGACAGTGTCAACTCTCTGCCATACTCAAACAAGGTGATAGGGCATAACGAGCCTTTGGGAACCCAAAACAAACATTAAGAACCCAAACGAATTCTATCATACCTTCACCTCGACCTGTTTCCAACCATCTTTTTCAAGTTCACGATGTCGATAATTCCATGACGATTTAGCATTTTTGAAAAGCATATCAGCCTTAGCTTGTGCCTCTTCTTTGGTGTAATAACGAGATGCCCTTGAGGTTTCATTTTCCATTACAAGTTTCAATTGCGCCCGTGCCACAATTTCAGGGGCCATATCATGTTCATATTTAGTAATTCTCTCTTGACGAAAGTCGTAAAGAGCTTCAATAATTGTCGAAGTTATGACAAGACCTTCATAGGGGAAGTTCATGTATTTGATTTTTTGAGGGGTGATTTTGTATTTTGCGTCGGGAGTTTTGGCATTGAGAATCTTTTCTCTCAACTCGCCTGAGATGGATCCATCTTTGTTTTCTTCTGTGACAGCTAATCTTTCAAAATGGGCTTCGTCAGTCCAGAGGAGGGGAGTATAAACTTTTTCACCGGCACGTAACATATTCTACCTTCATCGCTAATGGCCAAAATCGTCTATCAAATTTTTGGATAATTTCTTGTGCTTCTCAGCATGAATACCCACGGATTGGGCGCGTCCCATACCTTATTGAGTCCTTTCCATTCCCAGTCTTGTAGGCGATTCATTTCAAATAAGAACTCAGAGTAATGCACAGCACGTCTTTCAAATTGGATCTGGGTCTAGGATTCGAACCTAGGTTAATGGATTCAGAGTCCATGTTCTTACCGCTAGAAGAACCCAGAATAATTGGTAGCGCCAGGAGGAGTTGAACCTACCGTCTACGGCTTATGAGACCGTCATTCTGACCATTGAAATATGGCGCCTTAATAACTCATTATTTATAACATAGATCATGAGGAATTACAACCTTTTAGAATATAAAGAATAGTATTCCTCAAAGACTTGCTTATGGATGGCTTGTAATTCTTTCAAGAAAGATTCGTATTTCTTGGGACATTTGTAGAGTTCTTCCAATAGCAGATTCCCCCGATCGTTGTTGCACTTTCTACATGCAAGAAAGACGTTGCTCATAGCAACTCTTTTCTTTCCAGCTAAACGAGTTCCATAAGGAATGAAAGAGAAAGGAATGATATGATCATAGGTCGCATGAGAAGATTTGACCCGTCTAACCTGTGGGGGAATTTCCTTCATCATCTTCTGGCAATGTAAGCACTTCGACTTCTGGGCTCGCATAAAATAGGGCTTCATGCTCCGGAGCCGAGTCCAGGTTCCGGAGCCAATATCGTGCGTCATTATTTACTCTGCAGGGAATGCAGTGATGATGTTTGGATACCACGACAACCAAGTGAACCGAATACCAGAGGTTTTAATATTCACTTTTTTGCCCTGGAGCATCTGCCCCTGAACGTCGCTTGAGTTCCACTTCAAGAACCAGACAGTGTCTGTATTCTCGTAGGTATTGCCTTCTTGATCCCAGACCAGATATTTCGAGGACGTCATGTCTGTTGTCACAATCCTATCGGCCTGCTTTACGGTGATAATTTTGTTATCAATCGTGGAGTAATAGAAGATCGGTGTCTTTGCGATGTAAATCAACGCAATGGCCGCGGCAATAGCTAGATACTTCTTCATATTCTATTCCTCTTCGTTCGTTACTGTGTAAGGTTTCACGACTAGTTTTGTAGACAATGGGAGCAGAACAAATAAAACAAAAGCCGAGATGGCAAGTATCAAAGATGTCTTCAACATTATTCTGGTCCTTCTTCCAAATACTTCCAAAACTGTGGTTCAAACCAACAGACACCACCACAACAGTCCCGCCATGGTCTGTTTGTCATTTTATTCCTTAGCTGGCAATGCCAACTCTTTCTTCGAGACGTCTACGAATGGAACAACCGACGACGGTATCATTGTCGTTGGCAATACACCGTTCCATTTTTCGGCCGACACAAGTGCTACAAGTGCTGGGTTGTCGGCCAGTGCCAATCCCTTGGCGCGAATTGCTGATGCTTCTGCATCACCTTTGAGCCTTGTAGATTCTGCCGATGCTTTTGCGCCGGCCACGACGGCATCTGCCGCCGCTTGCGCTTGTATAACTGTGATTTGAGCCTTCACTTTTTCACCAAGTGCATTTTGGGTAATCTTCTGCACTTCAATTTCGGCTTGCATGCGGGCTTCGATTGATTCTTCGTATGGTCCAGAGAAGTCAACGTTTTCAGCCTGGATGGCAATGATTACAATAGGCTCGTCGCCGACGAGTTCTTGGAGCCTTTCAGTAATGTCGGCACCTAACTTGGTACGATCTTGAATTGCCTTCGTTGCAGTATAACGGCCGAACACTTCTTTGGTTGCCTTGAGAATTCTTGTCGACAAAATTGTCGCTTCCATGTTCTCGACGGTTCTGAATTTCCTGTAGACTTCTTCAACTTTGCCGGCGGGAACTGTGTAGTTCACCGATACACGGATGCCGGCTGGTTGCTGGTCAAAAGAATAAGATTGGAGATCTGTTTTTGGATCTTGTTCAGATCCATAGCGAACAACATGCTCGCGAATTGAAACACGTTGAACACGCTCGATGAATGGAATCTTAACTCCCAAACCTGGTTCAGCAACTTTTTGGAAGGACGAGAAGCGAAGAACAACACCACGCTCACCTTCATCAATTGTGTAGAAGCAGCCAGAAACCACTGCAAGCAGTGCCAGTGCTGACACGGCGTAAATACCATATTTCACAAAGGGATTCATTTTGTTTATCCTGTAAAAAGAATGGGAAGGGCAATCATTTGCCCTTCCTAAAATCGTTGATTACTGGCCGACATGGGTCAGAATGTCGTTGGTTGAAGCAATCAAACCTTCGGCGAGTGTATTGAATGCCGATTCGTTGTTTGCAATCCAGTCGGAATTCACAACGATCACGGCGTTAACCGTAACCGTATCCCAGGCGCTGCCGCCGCCGATGTTTGGATATATCTTGGCAGGGATCTTGGCGAACTGATAAACTTTTTCGCCTTTTTCGTTCTTCAGGTTGTCCAACGTGCCGTCATCGATTTCAACCAATGTCAGTTTGTCATCGCTGTTACGATCGAGTTCCTTGATTGGCGCCGAATTCAGACCGGAGACGAACATCATGCACTGGGCATCAGTTCCGCCTTTGATCTTCAACAAAGCACGTGCACCTGTTTCAGGCCCGGTTGAGATCAGACCGTAGTCCTTGTCTGCAGCAATGAAGCCACGCCACGTCACATAGGAGCCGCCGCCGAGAGGTCCAACGAGAACCTTGTTGCCCTTCGCGAGCTCGGTGATTGAGTCAATGCCCATTTCCTTGCTGCAAACGAGGTGTGCGTATTCCTTGTAGATTGCCGTGAGGGGTTCAATTGAAAGTGTCGTGCCTGGGTTGTCTGCTTTGAAAATGTTCAAGGCATCTTCTTGAACGATTGCAACGTCGCATTCACCACGTTCCATACGTTTCAGGTTGTCAATGGAACCTTGCGTTTCAATGACGTTGATATTAAGTGTGCCGGCGGTTGCACGGCCAACGGCCATGCCAGCGAAATAATAATTGCCTTTTGCACCACCAGTGCAGAAATTAGCAGAAGGCGTTTCGGCCATTGCGGCCACCGAGCCCATAGCCAAAAAGGCCATCGCGCTCATAATGCTAAGTCGTTTCATATTATTCGTTCTCCATGATTTAGGTTTAACTTACCTACAAAAGCATGTTTAACATATGTTTCAAATTAAATCAATATTAAACACGAATTCTTAAATGATTTCAGTTAGATGTCACTTGCTTTTCTTGTGTGCTTCTTTCATTTATGGTCGGCCCATTTTGCTTTGCTAGGATATACTTCAAAAACTTCAAAGAAACCGTCTTCATCTTTAAATGAAACGATTTTGTCTTTGATAGCTAATTCTTCTTTAATCCATGCTTCATGAATTCCTTTGGTTACGGTGTTACGCAACCGGCATTGAACGTATAGATCCATTATGGAATTACTTCGAATTTGGATATCATCGTATGAGGCTTCGCCTGAATACCATCCTTGGCCGGCGCGTTCGAAGTTTGCGCCGGCATCTTTAGCTTCATCTTCTGTTGCACGAATATAAACTGAAGCTGAGCCACCGCCGCTATCACGTGGAAAGTGCCAAATACAAATCTTTGTCATTGGAGGACACGGTGGGACTCGAACCCACGATGTTTGTATATTCGGTTAAGAGCCGAAGCCGTTCGCCACTCTGGTCACGTGTCCAATTCTTTATTTATAACAAATATAAATGAGCCTTTTTTCATCATGCTCGGGATTATCCATCTTACTTGCATACGGCCAAAATAGAGGGGAACTTTTCTAGAAAAGGCCAATTCTATTCTCTAACCGGATGCAAAAGCCGTTTACGGCATTCGCTAGGACTAGACCTGAGGTTGCTTGCCGCCTCAAGCTGCGTCGTGGATCTATTACTTCCTCCCGGCAGGCTCCGATCCTGCGTTCCCAAGTTTAAACCTGGGTCTTCCCAATTAGATGACGGTCATAAGTAACTATCAATATTTATACAGGCTTTTTCATGAACAATCAAGAACTAATTTTCAATCTTTATGGGCTGGCAAACAGACTCAAGAAGATCTGGATAGACCTCAGCGCTTCGCATGAACAGCTTGAACCTGATACCATATGAAGTAATGGTACAGCGACTGATCGTCACCGGAACTGCTGCAGCAATGTAATCTGGGAAATAAAGAGTATGACGATTTACGATTGTCCAAACCTCATTGAAAGGAGTAGCACGAATTCTAAAATATATGCTATCGTCATCGGAGCATGGTAATTTGTAGCAACCTTGGACTGAATGAATGTTTTCAATGTGATCGAGCTCCTGGGCGTTGAAGAGATATACAACTTCATTTCTTTTCACCGTCGTCGCGTACATGCCAGCATCAAATATGAATTCGAATGTTGGCAGAACTACAAAGTAGGCAATAAAGCCGGTGACAGCTATCATGACACCGGCTCGTTTCTTGTTTGTCGCCCAACGATCCCAGAAAAACCAATAGAGGTTCAAAGTCTTGCGAATTGGCCACGATAGAACCTTATAGAAAGGACCCATCTTTTGTGACAGCCAATCAAGCCCGAGAGTAACTTGAAGAGATCTTCGAGCAACTTTACCAATGGTAGAGTTCTCCACAACCTTTTCAGCTGCCGCAGCTTGATCGGCTAGGTTCTTTTGGTATTTCTTAAGATCGTCTGAGAGTGACATTAGGCATCCCTGAACACGTGCCAACGTAGCCGGCGGCGATAACGAAAAAATACCAACCATAATTTCCACGCTCGCTGCCCATCTCGAGAGCAGCGAAAACGTAGACGGTCAGCAACAGTACTAGACCTATATCAATCCAGAAAAACATAGTAAATTACCCTTCTTTATGAACGATTAAGTTACAAGTCTTTTTATCGTAAACAATACTCAAAGCCAACTTATCTTCAGTTTCTTTATCTAGAGCCATATCAGCAATGAGTGGTTCTAGAGTAGAACGCAAATGGCCAGGAAGACCTCTGGCGCCGGTGCGTGGGTCATAGTTCTTTTCACAGAACTTATGAATCTCATCAGTTGCGTGGCCGATGAAAATATTTTCCTTAGTATAAGCCGAAGCGATGCTATCAAGTTCTCTGTTTACAATTTTCTCGATTACTGCAACACCCAAAGAAGAAAACGGAATAATATCTTTGCGACCACCGAAACGGTTTAGAAATTCTGGTCTGTAAGTTTTGTCTAAGTCCATCATTGTCAAAGCCAATGCTTTGTCAAAATTAATCTTGGGATTGAGATAATGTTCCTGACCGATGTTAGTCGTACAGATAACGTAGACGTCTTGAAAGGAAATAACCCGCCCGACGTTATCTGTAAGCCGACCATCGCTTAGAATCTGCAAGAACACATTGAAAACATCGGAGTGTGCTTTTTCAATTTCATCCAAGAGCAATACGCAAACTGGTGTGCGACGAATGCCATTAGTCAAAATACCACCAGCTTCGAATCCTTCATAACCAGGTGGTGCACCGATTAGTTTTGCTGTGGCATGTTTTTCCATATATTCAGACATATCAAACCTGAACAATGGGATGCCTAAATATTCTGAAAGAACTTTTGCTGTTTCTGTTTTACCAACACCCGATGGTCCAAGGAACATGCAAGAACCCATTGGAGCGTTTGTATTGCGTCGACCAATTCTCGAAGTCTTTACCATGTTCGCCAGATGTTTCATGGCATGTTCTTGACCGAATATTCTCTTGAGCAAGGCGGCTTCTAGATTACGAAGTTTTTCGCGCTCGTCTTGGTTTAGTTTTTCGGCAGGGATCCCGGACAACCTAGCGAATTCAGCAGTGACCTCACCCTTTGTGAGTTTAATGTCTCTGTTGATTCTGACGACCGTTTCTTCATATCTCGATCGTATCTCAGAAATCTGGTCTTCGACAACACGTAGGTTACTCTTAATAGCTCGTTTTTCTTCTGTATCAACTCCACCACCGGTCATAAGTTTTGTGAAGTCTCGGAGAGATTTCCTTTGTTCACCTGCATTCTCTTCCATCTTGCGATCTTCGGTGATCAACTCATCATTTAGTTTGATCGAATGATCTTCTAAGTTACGCATCTCAATGGAGATTTCTTCTAATAGTTTTGCATCTTCTGGAACAATGAGAGCATGCTTTTCCATGCGGAAACTTGACAAAGCACTATCAATCAAGTTAATGCTTCTTGTTGGTTGCGCCCTGTTAGAAGAAACTCTATATTTTGTTGTGAGTGAAATTGCTGCCTCGATAGCCGATGGGTCAACGGCTATTGAATGATATCCGCCGAGCTCAATACAAATGTCAGAAACGATTGAGGTTAGAGCCGTTTCACCTGGCTCCTTCACATCAATTACAGTGAACAGTTCAATCATGTCTGAATGAGATTTAATGGCAACATCAAATGAATCATCTTTAACTTCAAAAATCATCTGGGATTTTTTGCTTTTTACAACACTCATGAGTGCATTGATAAAATGGTCGTAGCCACCTGAACGCGCGGCATTGATAAAGTCTGTATAGTCTTCAATAATCAAAATAGATTCGGTTGTGTTCTCAAGCGCAGAGATTATTTTAAGAAACTCTGCGCTAACAACGGCAGAATCTCCAGAAGAAAACAACCCATCAGAATCCATCCAGAAGACACGCTTCACAGCGATATCGAATGGGCATCCCTTTTGTTCTTTCCATGCTTGTAGACCAAGGCAAATGGTTGTGCAACCAACTCCGCCTGGTCCTGTAATAATGATTGAATTTGAATGTTTGCGAGTCAATACAGAAGCAATTGCCCTGAGCTCTTCGTCTCTGCCGACGCATTTAAATACAGGCGAACCTTCTAACTTCTTTTCGCCGGGTATTAGATAGTTCATTTTAATTCCTTATGAGAATATGGCCACTAAAGCAATGCATACAAAGAATGCAACAACCATGATTACGCGACCGAGATTGTAGCCGATTTCCACTTCTTTCATCCTAACAATCTAACCAAAACATAAGCGATAACTCTGTCAATGCCATCAACGCTAAGATCTATTTTTATGAAGCCCTCTTAAAAAATGGTGATGGCCCAGCGCTGTCTTCTTCTGCCTTTACGGCCTCAGCTTCGTCAGCAACTTCTTTATACGCAGTTGAGTTCACTGCATATGCTTCTTGAACCTTGTCGCCAACACCTTGTGACAAATCCTTCAAGATACGCAAGTTTGCACCGATTGCGCTCATGCCTTCTTTTGTGATTTCTGTTGCGGTTTCCGTGAGCTTGCCATAATCTCCAAGATCTTTGATTGCCCGCTCGAGAGCATAGTTCTGATCCTTGATGCTCGCAGCTTGTCTGAGAATTTCTTTCCCGACTACGGCGTTTGTAGAATCACGCATTCTTTGAAGTGTTTCGCCGGCCATTGCCGATGATTCACCAAGTGCTGCTTGTGCTACCGCTTGGATAACGGTGCTCAAACGTTCTGCGACGCCGGCGATACCTGCACCGTGCATTGATTTTGCTTGGCGCATATTTTCTGAGTTGTTGTCTTCCATACCCTTAATGCGAACACGCTGTGAAGTCAAATCAGCTTCAGTTTGGGTAATACCCATTGCAGTTCCCTTGACAGCAGTAATATGCTGGTCAACAACTTGTCTTGTCGACTCACGCGCCATACGTTCAACAGCACTTTCATTTTCTTTTGCTTTGTCTAAGTTCTCGCGAATTTTGAGATTTTCTTTTTCGGCAATCTCGGAACCGTCCAACATGATCGAATAAACTTCGCACATCAAATTGTTGCCGTCGCCCAATCCCTTGAGCTGTTTGTCCATGCCGGTCAAATGAGTTCTGATCGAACCAATACGTTCCTTGGAGTTCACAACGAAGTCCAATGCCGCTTTTACCAATGCTTCCTGTTTGCCTTTATGTTCAGCCGAAGAAATATCCAGGAACTTGCGGAGCTCATTCTTTTGAGCAATAAACTCAGGGTCTTGGTTTTCAGCTGAGTTATCCATAGCTTCAAGCTCTGCGGCTTTCAAAGTCATTTGTGACAACTCAAGATCGAGAGCATCACGTTGAACACCAAGTCGAGCAATTGCTTCTTGTGCGTCTCCGGTTACACCACCAAGGCCGAACCATGATTTCATGGTCTTGAGTTGAGCGATATCTTCTTCGAATGCGTTGCGTTGAAGTCTTGCAGTATTTGATTTATCGATCAAATTATCCAATTCAATCTTACGCTCAGTTTCCTGCCGCTGGTCTTGGATAATTGTTTTGAAAGCTTCGAGCGACATTCCGCTCTTACGCAATTTATAGACGGCGTTGATAGCGTCTGTGAACGGCTGCATCAGCTCTTCATACGCCAAGAAGTCTGTGTTCATCTGCTTGTAAGTGTCGTTCAATTCAGAGTAGGCGCCGGTGTCGGTGAACTTAATGATTTCCTTCGCCATTTCTTCACGTTGCAGCTGAAGGAAGTCGTTGAACAATTCATGCTCTTCAATACGAGCACGTGCTTCTTCCTTGGTGCTCAAGAAGGTCATCAATTTCGCGTATTGTTCTGATTTTTGTTTTGGCGAAAGTTTGCCTTCGATCATAATCTTGTAGAAAGGATTCGCTGTGATTTTAGCGAAGCGAGCATCTGTTGTCGCTCCTTCTACCTTTGCTTTTGTTTTGCCTGCGCCGGCAATGATTTCATCAATTGATTCGACCGTCTTTTTTCTTGCGCCTGCTTGTGCCATTTTAATCCCTTAAAGTTCTGATTGTGTATTTGCCTTCAACAAAAAGATCGCAAACTCTGTGGCCGACATCGGCCTCTAATAGGGTAGCTCCCTTTCCTAAAAAATATCCTAGACAAATAGCGTCCCACTCTTTGACCACATCTACGTCTAGTTCACAAAGATTAACATAAACGTCTTTTATAAAATCTGCTAGTATCAATTCAACTTTGAAGATTTCTTTTTCTGATAGGTGTCGTTGAAGAATCAAACTGTTTCCTTCAAACCAAATTCACGAACAATTTCAGCACGCAGTTTTGCGTGGTCACGGAAATCAGTTCCCTTTGGAATATCTTCATCTTCTTCTTCGTTGCCATAAGCAACAGGCTTGCCGCCGTCTTCTAGTTTGATTTTAAAACAGTTGCCATCCATAGGAACAAATCCACGATAATGTTCTCCGTCCCAGTAGGCAATGGCAAAAACTGGCAACTCCCAATCGCCGCCGGCTAAGAAACCACAGAAGGTAAAATCGCCGATCGTGTGAACACCATAGAGAAGATCTGTTTGGCCTTTGCCGTAATCTGGTGACTGCCCACCGACTTCGCTCTCACAATTTTCCAAATCAAATTCAGCTTGGAGTGACCAGTCATTAAAGACGGTTGCGGGAACAGCATCATAGCCGCCCCGCCCTCTTTTGTTTTGTAGAAAATCTTTTTTGGATATCTTTGCGTAAGTTCGCATTCACGTCTCCCATCACAAAAATTGGCTGTAGGCAAAGGATTCGAACCTTTATCTTTCCGGGGTCAAAGTCCGGCGGCCGGACCTACCAGCTAACCTACAATAATTGGCTCCCTGTCTAGGGATCGAACCTAGGACCATTCGATTAACAGTCGAATGCTCTACCGCTGAGCTAACAAGGAATAATTAAATTACTCTATATTTATACACAGAATAAGAACGTAAGTCAAGAGATTCTTTAATCTGATTCACCGCCAAACAGTTTTTCCTGAATACGACGATTGATATATTTTTCGTCGTCTAGAAGCGCTCTTTGGTAGTTTCGTTCTTTCTGAATAGCAACCTTAGCCGCCATTGACATAGAGTGCATTGCGGCAAGATCCATATCTAAGGCATAAACTTCAGACGCCCTGCTACGGCGTTTTTCTTCAAACCAATCTGGCTTGAGGAATTGTAGTGCCTGAAGATTAAGCAGCTTCTTTCTTTGACCAGCGACATAACTACTAACATCGCCTGCAGATTTTGCCCCCCATTCATCAGATTCTGCTCCCGGGATTAAACCACCGAAGACATCGCCACCAGCACCAAACGCACCGATCGTTCCAAGCCCGGCTTGCTCTGCTACTTTTTCTGCTACTACTTTAGGGCCTGATAATATTCCACCTATTGAAATACCTAGGAAGCTTCTTCTTTTTAGTTTCATATTTTCCTTTAATAGTCGAATTTTTCATATTTGCTCAGGCTAATTCTAGAATGGTGCCAAATAACTGGCGATCCCATCCACTCTTCTTTGTATGGTTTCCAATAAGCCTCGAACTGCCTGGCGGCATATTCAAATAGTTGTTTGTTCCGAGGAGAAGAATGAACCCACGCCTTGACGAACCCCTGTGCTTCAATGACTTTTCTATCGGTGATAACGTCTTTTTCTGTTGACGTTGTTATTCGATCGAGAACCCTGGCCACGGATTCCCAGCTATATTCTTTATCGTAATATTGCGTCAAAGAATCTGCATTCTCACCTTACTAACTCCGGTAACACCAAGAACTCTTGCGGCACCACGAGCTAAGTCGAGAGCTCGTCCTTGAATAAACGGACCACGATCGTTAATTCTCACCACAATGGAACGACCATTTTTCAAGTTTGTAATTCTCACCTTAGTTCCGAATGGAAGAGTTTTGTGCGCTGCAGTCATGCCATCAGGCTTAAATTTTTCGCCGTTCGCTGTAACTTTGCAGCACTCATACCAAGAAGCCTTAACTACGGTATCAGCATGGGTTACAGAATCTTTTGAAAGAAGTAGACAGAGTGCTACCAAAGAACAATGAAGTATTTTCATGTATAGAATTCCTTATGATTATTGCTAAAATACGTCTATTCGCCGTCGTTTAGAACACCTTCACAAGGCATTCATATACTTACTTATGTTGCTTCAGCGCCTGCTTTCTTCTTTAATACTAACTTTATATGGGTTGGCGTTGTCAAAGTCAAGCCAAAATCCTTTAAAACTTTGTCTTTCAAATAAGGTAAGACATAATGGTCTTTGTAAACGATCTCATAATCGGTAGGAATCTTTGCTAGCAACCCTTCAGTTGAGAGGGGAAGATAGTTTTCATAAAGCTCACGTTCCCAATTGTTTCCATAATCGTATTTCAAAAGAAAATGAATGGCTTGTTTGTTATGATCAATCTTCCCCCATTGCTTCTCAAATGAAGCTAGATGATCGGGGTTAGCCTTGTCTCTGATTTTTTTTTGAACTGAATCGGGGGTTGGAACATTTGCTTCCAACCGTGCTACCGAGAAATCTCTGATGGCGACATAGTTGTGCTGGGGTTTAAAAACACGGCCCCAGAATTGTTCAATTTCTTCGAATGTAGAATATGAATAAACTTCATGGATAACGGAACTCGCAATGAACGTAGATGTTCTGCGCGGCTCAACGTCTGCAAGATAACCTCTGACTTCATTAAAACAAGTCGTCACCTGAATGTTTCCGTGGTCTCTCACCCAATCACGATTTGCTTGGGTGATATTATCAAACCCTAAGAAGTTCTTTTCTGGAAACATTACCGATAAAAATCTCATCAGACTCCCGTGGCCACATCCGAAATCAACGTAGTAATCTGTATCGCAATATGACATGAAGAAGGCTTTATCCAGAAGTGACATTCTCATATCATAAACTTCTTTGTCGTTTATTTCAACAGGCATTTCTTTCCTTACATAATATGGTACGGGCACAACTCTACTTTTACCGTTTTCGTATTATTGTGCCCGTCTTAGCAACCCAGGGAGAACCTTTCCACAAGGTGCTTATCCCCCATGGCGACCGTTTCCGTTGTCCTTTTGTATTAGCGCGGTTCTGCTTGTCCACCTTACTTCTCCGTCTTACGGAACAGATTTTGGGTGTTAGAGTTGCCGTTTGCTTCTTTAAATCTTTTGGTCTTCTCCCAATTTGTCGTGGCATTTAACGATTTCATCAAGTGCGTCTTGATTGTAGACTCCGCCAGAAATGCGTGCATAGGTCACAGCGCGGTCTAGTCTCCAGTTCCAATATATGGTTTTAAAAAATCTTTTCACTGGCTTCATCTCAAAAATTGGTGCCCCCGGAGAGATTCGAACTCCCGACCTACAGGGTAGAAGCCCGCCGCTCTAGTCCAACTGAGCTACGGGGGCAATATGTTTTAGTTTCATATTTATAACAGAAGTCTTTGAAAAAGTAAACAAAAACTATGAATTCTTGATAGCATGATTTGTGAAGAGCACAAAGAAAAGAGATATAGCAGCGGCTATCAAAGAGACATAACTGATGTGCCCATCTTCAAAGAAGCGCCAGGCAAAAAGAGCTAAATTTAAGACGAAACATACAGAATTAGCCCAGAAAGAAAATTTCATACTTTTCATATTAGATATTTTCTTCGGCGATACCAATCATCTCAGCAATGAAGAAACCGATCGGCATGACGGCCCCGATAGACATTTTCAACCAGAACTGCAAATCACCTAGATACCCCAAGGCTAAAAGCCCACCAAAAAAGATGGCGCAAGCCCCCATTCTGATATATGATTTAATCAGGCTCAGACGTTTATGTTTCTTTTGATATTGTTCTTCGAAATTGCTCATCAATTACCATCCAGCATTCTACCTAATACGTTGTGTATCAGTCTTTTAATTTCGTTATCTCGCCCGTCAACAGTTGACCATGCCTTGACATATTGATCATTTATTTCTTTGGTGAGGTCTTGCGCGGTTTTACTGGTATCATTTCTGATAACTTCCATCCGTACTATACGACTTCTAATAGTCTGAAGTTCATTCTCCATAGCCCAGTGCTCGGACCATAGATCGTTATGATCGGCAGATAATTTTCTATGCTTGTCGATCAACGCATCTACATTATTCTGCAGATATGGATCTGGTGGTTTCTTTTTCCAGAACATCAGTGCTTTCTTTGTGTGGCGGAAGGGGTGGGATTTGAACCCACGGAACCCTTTGACAGGTTCGCTAGTTTTCGAGACTAGTGCCTTAAGCCGGACTCGGCCACCCTTCCTTTATC